TCATACTCCTATTAATTCCTTCTTTATCGCCTCTAAAAATGCGATAGATGTTAATACCGTATTCCTATAATTATAATCACTACCGGCTGCAATCGCATTCTTACGACCGTCTAAAATCAGCGTATCAATGAACAACACCATTTGTCGCACCGTAATATTCCCGATGTCTGCCGAGAATGTCGATAGCGATGTATAATACTTCATAGCCTGTTTTAAAAGGCCTCGTATCTTAGTTTTATCAGGATTTTTACCTGTAATACGCTTAATGCTTATCTTTGCGGAAATATTAGATCCTGACAATCCGGGCTCTATGCGGTAATCCTCTCCGACTTCCTCGACATTACCGTCGATATACTCGACTTTGGCTATAAAGCCATTGTCTATGTCGGAACAGTATATGAAGTCGACTTCTCCGAACTTGTGCGCCCGGTTATGGTCTACAATGAATAATGGAAATTCCCTTTTCATTCTTCGTCCTCCTCTTCGTCATCGACTTTAACAAGATGTTCAAGATCTTCGCTTATATACCCTTTATACTCCCTTATGGCTTCCAATTCCGAGTCGCTGAGGTCGTCTATATCCTCTATCTCGATAGTATAATATCTGTCATAATCACCATCGAAGTCTATCTCTCCTGTTCTTCCGTTCTCGTCGTCCTCACTAACGACAGTGCCCACTTCGTCTGCAATATAGGGTTTGCAGAACCTCCCATGCTCGTCCCTGTCTTTCGTGAACAAGCGATCTGACAACATGCTACACACATCTGAGAATGTTTCTTCTCCAACAAATTCAACATGACCGGGGTTATAGAATCTGCCACCTCGGCAAACATGAAATGATAATACCATTGTTCTTTTTGTTTCCATATATAAGTAATTTTTATTTATAATCATCTGGCCCATACAGGGGTATAACAATCTTCAAGATTTATGTTATTCTCGATCGCCGCACAGGCAAGTATCCATGCTTGCTTACTCGACATGTTGGCAATCTTGAAACTCGGATAGGTGCATTTTTCATCAATCGTCTTTGCCACATTGGAGGCAAAAACATTCAGGTTGATTATCCGGGACAAGAACCGATAGAACGGGTTGAAATGCAACTCATACGAATTGTTATTATTCCATCTTTCATAGCTAGCAATCTGTTGAAGTCTGTTGGATAATTCCTGAGCTTCTTTGTATTGTTCTGTACCTTTCTGTAACATGACTCTATTTTAATTGGTTACTGTTTGTTTTTGATTACATGGTAAAGATACTCCATTTTATTGTATATACAAAATATTGTAGTATAAATATTTTATGATTTATCAATATTTAACAAAATGAATGATATGGAAAATTTTCCTCATTATTTTATACGATATAGCCTATTTTCGTATAGTTGTGGAAGATTTTCCGCAAAAATGATTGACATAGAATTAAACACGAATGCCGGAGCTTCTCACCCCGGCATTTCCCTATTCATCATTTGCATTTCCGAATATTCATTTGAAATTTATTTTACTTCCTCTACATCGATATATTTTGTCTTGACGTTTTGACTTAATTTTGTAAGACTAACGTATAGTTGCTCAAAGTTACTTGCCGTATTATTTTCCGGGGTTTTAAGTTTTGACATGGTTTCTATAAACCGGGTTACCTTGTCTAAGTCTCTTGTTGTTTCTAATAGTTCTGCCGCCCGATTGAATGCGACGGAAAGAAGTGTATCGGCTGTTTTCTCCCTATCGAGCTTACCCTCACAAATGTTATTGGTAATAGCTATCTCATAACGTTCTTCTTGCTTTTTTGCCAAGTTTTGAATACGTGTAGGATTGCCTTTTTTCCACGTCGAGATGGTCGAAAAAGGAACCCCAAGTAAGGTGCTGATATAGGACGGACGTTCACCGGCCGCAAGAAGTGATAATGCTCTTTGCATGAGTTCCGGGGAATATCGTTGTGTCCGTCTTGGAGTACCTTTTGCTTTTTCGTCCATATTCGTAGTTATTTCGTAATTAACAACATTCTAATATACAAAGATTTGACAAAATATCGCATTTTTGCTCTTCGAAATAATTCGTAGTCATTCGAAATGATTATGGAGTGAAGGTGTCTCCTCCCCATAATTATACTTATTAAACTCTCGCCATCATTTGGTTCATCAACGGATTTGTATTGTTATCTATTTGTTGCTGTATTTGCCCTAACTCTTGCTGTTCATTTCCTGCCGGAACCTGCCCGGCTTGTTGTGCCGATTGCATGGCGGCTAATTGTTGCATGGCTTCTTCCTCTTTCTTGTTTATGGATTGAAGCAATCGATCGGAGAATGGGAATGCGCCGTTTTCCAATAACTGTTTTACATCTATGGCTCCGGCTCGGAACAGTTCCAGAAGTAAATCGTTGGTTACTTGACGGAATGAGGGTGTAGACTGGGACTCGGTAATAGTGAGGTCGAAATGTACATTCTTTACTTTGTCGGGATCGAAGTATTTGGCTTCTTCGCTGTACTCATTACCGGATATGTTTACATATCTCTTATCTGAATAGAATTGTTGTATGACTTGCATGAGTTTGGTGTCGCGTTCTTCCCGGAAAGCGGTAAACGATGCCATGAGATCGACCAGATTGGTCGCAGAATTTTGGGCTTCTTGTGCATATAAAGAGGCTGCCGTATTAGATGACGGGCTTTTCCCTTGCAGTGCGCCATGCACTCCCGAGATTTCTTGAAGAAGCCGCAATTGGAGATTGAGCATTTCGTATGCTCCCACATTGGTGGCATTGGTGCTTATCTGCTGTGGGAGGGCACCATTGGGTTTTGGTTTGAACAATATGACTCCGTTGTATCTTGTCCACTCGTCGGCAATATCTTCGATTGTCATGCCATCGGGAATTTGGTCTTCGGGGAATAACAATACTCCTTTCGCACTTGCTCCCATGATAAAATCTACCATCGTTATCAAACGGTTGATGTACCGCTGCTGGTCTATGACGTCGGAGACGAAGCTATGTACGATTCCTCCGTTAAACGGGTATATGCTGATGGTATAGGGGTGTGACTTGTGCCAATAGGGTGTTTCCATTTCTTGCAGGACGTCCCCATAGGGGGATAGCCAACGGGCATACCAATATCGGTCGATGAAGTTCTCGGTCTCGATGAGTGGTATATCATCTTGCGGTATCCCTTGCGAAATGCCTTGAAGGATTCGATCTTGGTTTATCCTTTGAATATTGGGTAATTCTTCATAATCTATTTTATAGTATGTTCCTTCCAGTGTATCGTGGCATTTCACTCTTAGTTTCGATTCTTTCCTCCATACTTCTATGACTCTACATAATCCATTGTCTCGTGGTACAAGGAAGGACAGGGACTCGTTGCTGCCGGGCATGAGGTCTTGATAGAAATTGGAGAGCGTGTCTTTCGTCGCTGAGACGTATATCTGCCGTAGTTCTTCCGCTCTTTCGACAGAACCATGTGAAAAATTCGCCAAAAGGTCTCCTATGGATATGTCGTGAATTTCTCCGATAATCGAACAATCCCAATAACGGAAATCTTTCATGTTAGTATCGAAGAATATGCGGTTGTCGGGTACGGTCATAACAAAGGCATCTTCCTTGTTCAATGCGGCATTCCACCCATAGTATGATTTATGGGTGACTATTCCAGATATGACGTAATTCTCGAATGTACGCCGGTCGACCTCCCACATTTTATTTAATGAATAGGCATACCGCATGACGATAGTCATCATCTCGCCCAGTTTCTGGTCGTCACGGTCAGAGGCGACACATACAGGCTCGGTTTGATTACTGCCGAACTGTCCTACAACAGTTTTGACGAGCTGACGAATCATATTGTTTTTTAAAGGTACTTTGCCTTGATCCCGAATATATTGTTCCTCACTTACATATTTTCTTTTATCGGAATCATATATAACATCGCCCCATTGATTGCCATAGGTATATTTTCGGCAACGCTCTGCATACATTCTGAAATTCGATAATGAACTCCATGCTTGTTGGGCTTCGAATAATACATCTAAGGCTTTCCCTTCTTTGGCCTTTACCGTATCTGTGATTTGATAGGACTCTCGGTCTGTTAGTTGTGATTTTCTGTATAGTTTCATTGCGCTATCTTTAATTCGTTGATTATATCGTATAATGTATTGTCTATTGTATTTCGGAGCGATGCTATCTCGGCACTTGTCCGAATGGCTTCGTCTGCTGGTAAATCACCAGAAACTAGATCATCTTCCCACGTCTCAGCCATTCCTTCTAACTTCATGAGGTTTCTAATATGGACATTAAGTCCATCATACACACTCTTGTTCAATACTTTATCGGAATCTCTCGTGTTCTCGATAAACTCATCAATAAACAACTCCTTTAACAATTCGCTATCAGCTCGTTTCGAATCTCTTGCTTTATTTGCAAATTCATACCATTTGCTTCTTAATTTTGCTTTGGGGATTCTGTCGTTAGGATCTCCTACCAGCGAACCAACCAAAGGAACCTCGGATATAGAGAAGTCATTGTGATTGCCTTTCAGTTTATCGTAAACAGCCTCTCCCGCCATCACGGATTTGAGAATGAATGAACCGAGACCACCGGTATAACCAAGAGCCAACTGTTGGGCAACTGCCGGATTATTGAGTTTCTCCAAGACGGGGATTTGTTCGAGCCAGCCTTTTTCGGCATAGTTCCCACCTGTCATTTCGTTTATCCATTTCGATAAATTGACAAACACGTCCGATGTATTCCCGTAGGCTTTCCGCCATTCCGGGACATTCTCATTCCACGGGGTTTCCTTGTATAAGGGTGCACCGGTAAACGACTCGTTGGATATCGCATGTTGGGCCGGCTGAGTGAAAGAAAATCCTATGTTTGTCCAGCTCCCATAAGTAAACGGTACAACGTCTTGACCCAATGCCAAAGCGAAATCGAGAGCCGTTATCGGCTCTGTAATAAGCGGGTGAGCCGGATTATAGAACAAACTGTCGTATATCATAACTCCCCAAGCATGAAACGCCCTGAATATCTGTGGAAGCGGAATGGTAACAAACCCTCCCTTTATCATCTTGGGAAATACGAAGTTATTGTACCTTTTGAATGAGGACAACTGATGGTAACTATCGCCCCAACGGTCATCGTCATCGCTTCCCCAAACAGAGGCTATCCATGCTGTTACAAATCCTACCACCATGGGGAATGTGACCGCTAATCCCAAAGTTTTCCACGGGTGTTTTTTAGCAATCTGCCATTGACGGTCTATCCCTTGCAAAGCGGCATTAAGGAACATGACGCTGTCGAATAGCCATTGTACTCCTTCGTGGCTTCCCCGCCGGTTGAAGTTGGTGCTGACATTCTTCGCCCTCGATATGGACTTGTCCATGCTATCGCCCTCTCGAATCGCCATGATAAATTGGTTTAACCGAGTAATATCTTCCGTGATTCTACCCGTATTCTCAACAAATTTTGCTAAACTTTTCCATAGTTTTTTAGGGATTCCTCCTTGCTTCTTTGAGTCGGTATTCTTATATTTTACGGCATCGCTTATGAATTTCCTGTATTCATCGATATTCTGCTCTCCTATATACCCTGTTTCCCCGCCATTTGCTATAAATAGATAGGCCGAGATATTATAATCTTCCTTTGTCATTTTTTTACCCGATTTCATTCGTATCAGAAAATCGGAAATTTCCTTATCGGTATATGTGCCTATCTTTTCTCGTTTTAAAATTACTCTTCTAAGAGCTGCAATGGAATGTAATGCCCTCGAATTGGCACGTGCCGACTCTATTATCCCATGCTCTATGGCTGTATTGGCTGAGGCCGTTCCTAAATCTCTAAGGGCGTTGTTGACGAGGACAAACCCCGGGTTCCATGATGTGACAGACCTTGACATGTATCGATTCAGTCGTGCCATACCTTCGAAAGAAATTCCATCGATATTGAGTGTGCCGTTTAGTGAGTTGGCTATTATCGGATTGGTAAACTCAATCGACACACGCTCGCCGGAGACATATACATCTACTGTGCTTTCCAATAATTGGGCTCTGGTTTTGTGTATAGGGCTCTTTGCCGGTTTCCTCGCTCTCGATATGCGGGCTAATCCTTTTTCTAATTCCTCTGCGGTTGGTATTTCATCGGTTTCTTCCCATATTGGATTCATCTCCCTGTCAAGAATAAGATTCCCGTTTTCATCGACTTTGGCTCTTTCATACTTTTGTCGTATCGAATATACCCCTTTCACGGGTATAATTTCTTCGATTTTCTTGTTTTCTCTCGGTTTCTTGAATAATTTCTCTGTATGCCCGTCTTTATACTTGACCCAATAATAGTCACAAAAATGATTCTTCACGATCCCCCTGCTCAACAATTCAAGTAACTTCCTTTTCATGATGTTTTTCCCGGAGCGGTCTATCTCTGTGGCTGCTATATTAAATATATAGGCAATAGGGTTATCGGCCATACTGGTACGCCCTTCCGCTTTTTTTGCGGCCACTGAGCGGGACGACGGGCGAACATTTGAGTTATATGCCTCGTCCATGGTTTCTCCCTCAAATCCTCTTAACGGGACATAGAACTTGTCTCTGGATTTATATTTATCGGAGGATTCTTTGGACAACAAACCGGAATAGACTGATATATCAAGAATCCTATGTGTGGCATTGTTTATCTTTTGCCATAGGTCTAATGTTTTCTTATTCCCCATGACACTTTCGATATAGTCCACAAAATCCTGCGGGGCATTATATTTTCCGGCATATACCTCCTTGAAGTGCTCGTAATAGCCTGAATAGTCTTGTGTTGAAAGATAGGCTATATAATTTTCTCGGGAATTGGGTGCCATGTTTTTACCCTCGTTCTCTTTGTCCCATCGTTCAAGGGCTTCACGTCGCATTCTCGCATTTCGTTCAATACCGCTTTTTATACGGATATAATCCAATAGTATTTCTTCCCCAATTCCATCTGTATTGGCTGCTTGTGAATAAGCTTCTAGCAGAGGAATGTAGTAATTCCTTTTGTACTCTTCCAGCCTCGATGCCGACACTGCTTCCATTTGCCCAGTATAATCCCATGCGTCCTCTCGATTGTTTATAGATATTCCTGTCTTTTTCTCGATAAGATTTTGCAATGCCTTTAAGGGTTGGTACTCGTCGACCCAAACCCGTCTTGCTCCTCCCCATTTTATTTTGCGGTCTAATATTCCAGTTATATCGGAAAGGATAGAATTGTTTGCCTTTGCATTGGATATATCATCGGAGATTATATCGTTATTGTTGAATATATATATCAAGCAATCTTCCGCTGATTGGTAATCGGGGAAGCTGGCTATGTCGCCCGATATTTTTGCGCCGTATGGTATTTCTGCCAATTTTCTTATTCTATCGGCTTGCTCAGCCGGGAATGCGGATAAATCAACGACTCCTTTCCTGTCCATAGATATTTTGATATAGCTCGAAACATCGGGTGCTTCCCTACGGAATCGGGTATTCATCGTTCCATCGGAATTTTCCCCGGTAAGTTTGGGATTCTCGAAGTTTTCTACTATATTTGTGGCAGTAGAAACTTCTGCACTTCCTTGTTTCACCTGTTCATCAGGCAAGACGAAAGCCACGTCAGCGAGATTAGTTCGCTGTTGGTCAAGGAAATGCAGGAGTTTTTCTTTATCTACATTTGTCAACTTCCCTTGATTTATCCATTTTACAATACTTGCTCCATTTTTAGGAAATACATTTCTTATACTATTTACTTCCAATACATTCCCCTTTATTTTCGGACGGATAAACATTCCTACAAGGAAATTTTCCCCATTATGTTCCAACACGGTCAATATGTTTTGCGATTTGACACTGTCTCCATAAGCGAAAGTGGCTATTGGATGGGCTATCGCATTAGGTAGATTCATCACTTCCGACAAATCATAATCATGTTTCCCCGAAGTAGACTTGTATTCCAATTGAGACGCAGGCATCTCTATCGGCAAATCTGGTATTCCAGCATCTCTTAAAAATTCGCTCGGTCTCCCCAATTGATACACATGACCTTTTTCCAATCGTCCCTCTATCTGTTGCTCCAATTCCTCGTTAAACCGTTGGTTCACTTCTTCCATGTCCTCGGCTGTACGGTAGCGTATATCGGCACTAGTCCCTGTATTTAATTTCGCTTTTACCCAAAAATTGTATTGTTCCCGAATATTGTCTATTTCCTGTTGAGCTTCGGTGATTTTGGCTCCTTCGGATACATATTCTTCTGACAAGAATATACCCGATTCTGTTAGCCTCCTCGACCATTCATCGACATATTCTTGAACAATTTGCCGCTTACCTTCTTTTTTATTTATACCGGGAATGGGTATGAAATGGGAGGACATGAGCTTATCGGAAAGCATTCCATAATCTATCGGGAAAGGTGGTACTATCCGTATCGAGCCGGTAGCTCCGTTGTACCAATATCCTCCACCGACGGCTTTTATCAGCTTGGGGCTTTCCTGTACAAAATCACGGAAGATGGTCTTATATTGTTCTAAAACATATTTGTTTTGTTTTAATTTGGAATCACGAGACTTTGATTCTTGTTTATAAACGTTTTCATTTACACGATATTTATAGTATTCGGATATTTGAGTATCGAGAGTGCCGGCCATTTCCGTACCTATATAATGGCTTAACTCCTCTATTAGTTGTGGAGAGGCGACATCGGGGAAAGGATCGGTCTTTGCCCCATCTATAAGACTGGAAACCTCTTTTTTCACTTCACTCGATGAATATTCCTTCATACCTTTGATTAGGTCGATTATCTCTTTGGATCGATCGCCGCTCAAACTTATATCTATTTCTACCCCTATATCACCACCGGGGAAGAAGGCGATTTCTTTTCCGTTTCCAATGGTATCCATATTGTCGGAAGCCTCCATTCGTGGAGTGTGGTTGGCGAACCGTACTTTGAGCGTGTCGTTTCCTATGTTCAATTCTAGGTAACGACTTCCTGTTTTTGCCGTATGTGTTGTGTAGTCTTTTTCATCGAAATTTTCACGAAGGTATTTATCGACCGCTTTATATACCGAGGTGTGGTTTGTGCGGACTGTCTCGATTTTGGAGCCGTACCGGGGATTGACGACGATGGTGCGGAAGCGTATGTCGTCGCTGCCGGTGGAGAATGTGCCGGTGTTGTCATATGCATCTTTCAGCTGATTCGGATTAAAGCATGCGATGTAATCCACACCCTCGTCCGTACCGATCAATCCGTCATAGCCCAATTTTTTTATCTCGGCTACAAATTGTGGTGTTTCCGTTACCAACCAGCTGTTCCCGCTATTTAAGATTTCTTTCGCCGTTTCTACCGATACCGTATCTCCTTGTCCACCATAAAAACTCAGTGTTGGTATTTCATCTCCCAATGACGATAGAATAATATCTGCGTCACGCTGTGGAACGAACGGATTTTTTACATCAACAAATAAATCATAAACGTAACCCTCCTCTGTCCACTGTTCCGTGCCGTCCATATCGTCCGGAATAGACATAGCCCGTTTTTCTGCGATACTCCGCGCTTTCTCGGCATCGACACTTGTAAATATCATTCCGCTATATTCTCCACCTCTGAAAGTATAAAACGGTGCTTCTTGGCTTATATATGTTATACCGTCTTTCTGCCACCCTCTATTGGGGGTAATCTGGTCTCTACGAAGCGGTGTGCCATGAAAAACTACCTTCGGCTCCCCGTTCTCGTCGACAACTTTCGATGCTTTTTCCGGGCTATTTTCCCAATCACCGAACCAGTCTTTGAAAGCATTGGTGCGCACTTGTGCCCATTGCTTGGGTGTAAGGTTGGTGTCCGCTCCGTTCGGGGCTTTAATGTAAGTGCCGTTTTGACGGGCTCTTTCGATGATGTCTTGCTCCTCGGGAGTGTATTCGCTCGTTCTGAAACGTGTATGGTCAGTTATCTGCAAATCGTTCTCATTGAAAATAACGTAGTTTCGTGCTCCGTCCGAACGTCCGCCCGTGGTGGCTTGTGCAGGATATTTGATACCGGTGAAGCCGCATTGCAACAATGCCTCTGATGCTTCACGGTCTCCTCCAAGCAAGTTTTCCAAAGTCTTATAGATATTTTCTCCTCGCATTGACCACTTGTCTATTTCTTCGGCATTTACTGCCGTTGACGGAGCGATACTTGCATTGAAGTTGTCTAACTTATTCTTTCGGTAGTTCTCGCTTAAATAATCCTGTATGCGTTTTATCTGCTTTTTGGTTATAGGTTTATCCCAGTCCAGATAGTTCTCGCCAGTGTCGTCGGGAATTTCGACGGTATAGAGTACTCTCGTAGATACTTTTGAAATTAAATCTTCAATATGTTCCCATTCTTTCTCATACTCTTTTAATCTTGGTATTTCAAAATCAAAATCAGGGTCATTACGTTGTATTTCCTCTAATTCTTTAATTTGCTTTTTTAAATCAGATATGGTAGACCTGTTGTCTATATATAAATTAGGTTCGTGCCTTATTATATTTTTTAATTTTGTTAACTCTTCATATAAATAATCTTTTTTTGCCGGATCAGCTGCTTTCTCCGCATATGATTTACCTATGCCCTCCACTTCGGTTACATAAGTTCCCCAGCCATATGCTTGTGCGCCTTCTCCCGTGCCCATAAAACTATGGTCGAAGCGGTCGAACGAGGCTCCGCTACCGTGGTAGACTGTTCTGAAACGTTCATCGAGACTTTCCTTTATACGGGTGTCTGCGGCTGATTTACGGATAATATCGGTTGTGGAGTCCCTGTCGGTGATACGGTTCTTTGATTTCCACAACAAATAGGCGATGTCGGAGTCGGTGAGGCTGAGGTCGATGCCTATCTTGCGGAAGGCTTCCTTGATTAACCGTTTTATCTTGCTCCACAGCGAGGGGTTGGTGATTCCTTCCTCGGCGAAATGTGCCAGATACTCATCGGCCGCGGCTCTCTTGCCGGAGAAGTCGTTGGCCACATATCGTTCCTTTTCCTCCTCGGTGAGCGAATTGTAGGACTTATCGTCTATTTTCTCATCTATATATGCGCCAAACACGGCTCTTTCCCTATCGGTCATGGAATCCCATACTTGGTCGCACAGCTTGTCGAAGTTTTCACGACCGAGCATGGCGGGCAGTCCGTAGTGGGCTACGGCCTCGTGTAACAGCGTGCGTTGTGCGTCACGAATGGAGCCGTGGTTGGGAGCAACGATAACGATTTCTCCTGTGGTTTGGTCGTACCAGCCTTGACTCTTCAATTTCTTCGTGTAATTTTTCTCGGAAGGAGATATTTGAGAGACATCTCCCACAATCCGCACCGGTATATTGAGTTTCCCTGCTTCACGCTCGATATATTCCTGTATCTCTTGCCTCCTTTCTTGTGGCGTTTTTTGCGTGGATAAGCGGGGTTTTTCTTGCTTATTTGAAGCATTGGGGTTATCTTTAATATCCGAAACGGGAGTCTCACTATTGGTAGGTGAAGATGAAATACCACTACTCTCATTTTCGGAAAGCGGAGAGCCGGTAGAATCGGTATTGTCTGGTTGCCGGGGATTGGTCTTATCGGCCGTTTCTTTATCGGATCGTCCCTCTTGCTGGAACTCAGCATCAACGACATATAAGTCACCGTCTGTATCTTTCAATACATTACGAGGCCGTAAATCCGATATAGTTATATCTCCATTGGTATATTTGTGTTCGTTTATCTTGGAGAATCCCAAAGTGTTCATGTACTCCTCTATCTCCTCGGGGGTAGCATTCGTAGATTCATGTACATAAGCCTGCCGGAATATAGGATAAATGCTACGCCCATCGAATCCGGTGAATCCGACAAATTCGTATCTTGAACTCGGGAATATTTGGTTGTGAAGTTTTATGCGGTCGAACAAGGGGAGAATCCCTTTGCTGTTCATGAGGTTATTTACCTTATATACATAACCTTCATTCGATATGTAGGTATCATTTTCGTTTCCACTCGGGCCCGGTGTTCCCAAGTCGAAAACTTTATCCATAGGAATCCAAAGACCGTTTTCTTTGGCATATTCTTCGGCTGCTCTGGCTTCTATTTCTTGTCGGGATAAAGCCGATTGGCTTCCGCCAAATTGTGTCTCATTCGTTCCGCTGCTTTGACTGCGTCGAATGGCTCTTTCCGCTTCTTCCATTCTTCTATCTTTTTGAGCTTCCGTTCCTCGTTCTCTTTGTGGAATTGATTGAAGTATTTCATCTTGGCTGTCGATTTGTTTTTCCTCTTGCGAAGATAATGAATTTTCTTTATTCGAATTACTTTCTCTTTCATTTATTTGAGTTTGCCCAGATGGGGTTTCGCCTGATTCATTGCGTCGAAATGCAATGTTGTTTCTTGGAGCCAAATCATCAGGTAAGGGTTCTTTATCTTTAAGATATTGTTGGTATGTACCCAAACGTTCATTCAAAGATTTGAGCTGTTTTTCCTTATTTACTCTCTTTACAGGAGAAATTTCTCTCTCTATCTCTTTTTCAAGACGGGCTATTTCGGATTGTGTTTTCTTTGTCCCAGCCTTCGCCACTTCTATCATGGCTTTTACTCCTGCGATTTCTTCTCCATATTCGAACTGCTCTCGCAAAGGCATTTTCTTTTCGTCGACCTCTCCGTTGGACTTGCGATATTTTGCCCAGCGGTCTGTTTTCTCGTCTGCCGTTTGGTTTTCTGCCGGAATATCATTATCTTTGTTATCAGAAGAAATGGAGTTCGGTGTAGGAACAAGGTCCGACCCCTCTTTTTGAGGTTCAGTTAAGCGCTCATCAGAATTGGAGAACTTATCATTAAGGTGTATCAATTTATCTTGATGCACCTTTTTCATTAGAGCTTCCTCATTGATTTCATGACTGCTTATAGATACTTCCAAATTATCCTTCTGCACGGTCACAGACTCGAAATGTATATATCTTTTCCCGTCAGGCTTTATGAATGTCTTTACAAACAGATACTTTGTCGCACGTTCTGCTCCTTCTTTCGGGTCATGTTCTTCAAGAACCATATCGGGATTCGTAAGCGTGGGCTTAATCATTCCGAAATAACGGTCTCGTTTCTTTTTCAGAAGTTTGAGATATTGGTTTTCACCCATCTTGACTTCGCCGATAGGAGTGTTTACAATGCCATCATCGCCAAATTCCGCCTCCCAGTTCTCCGGGGTTAATTCCATTTCGGGTGCGACCTCGGCCAAAGATTTCATGCTCGATACGACTGTCTCGACCTGTCCTGCGGACACCTCCCCTATATTTCCTTGCGGGGACACAGGGGAGGAGGGTGTGCGCTGCTCTGCGGTATTGCCAGTCTGTTCCTGTGGCTTGTATTTTCCTATTATATTCTCGGGCGAGACATATTTGGTGTACGGATAATTTAACTCTTCGTCCCGTACTTGGACACTAATTTCTCCTTCGGGCGATATTTCGATGACCCTGCCTTGCTTTTGCTTTCCGGTCTCCTCGTCGAGATATGTTATATAGTCCCACAAACGGATTTCATCGCCGCCAGTGGTTTGTTTTTTTTCTTTTCCCTTTACATGGGTAATTTGCTCGGGTTTGATAGAAAGAGGTAAATGGACACCATCTACTACATCTTCCACATCTACTCCCGAATCATCGATACCGATGATTTTCAATGTTCTTTCCACACCGGGGTTATCCGGGTCGGAATAATTTTTGAAGGTTACTACATCTCCTATCTCTAATTCGGACTTACGGTATAAAGGTTGTTTCTCAACCCCTTCGTCACGGGGTGACAACTCCCCTATCTCGCCACCGCTCATAGTAGAGGAGGGTGTTCGGCTTTGTTCATCGGATTCTACTTCATCAGCTTCGTTCTCTATCTGGCTTGCCATATTTGTTTTTGTGATGTCCTCGGCCATTGCACGTGCTTGTCCTACGGCATCTTCTGTCGACATAATGGATACGCTTCTTATGTCTTTGGGCGATACCATAATGGGAGTATTAATTCCTACCGGAACGGCTATAAGAGAGCCAGATTGCGTTGTAGAGGTATATTCTCCGGTTGCATTGGGTTCCAGTGATACGTTTCCTACCGTAAGTATGGCTTCACGACCGTCTAATAAGGTTACGGTTACTTTTCCTCCCATCTCTTTATTGATGAGTCTCATTTCTGCCTCGGCAGCTTTGTCCCCGGCTTCTTCGGCATCGGATTCGATCTTGCCGAGTATAAACTCATATCCGGTACGAGCCATTACAAAATCTTGTAAATCTTTTGCATCTCCTTTCCCTAAATCGTGTGTATTGACCATCGCCATAACATAATCTGCTCGACGGTCTAAGGGTACATTGTCAAGCCCGTGTATTATATCATCGACGGAGAGTCCTTCGCCGAGGTCTTTACTTTCATAACGTTTTTTGGCTTTGCGGTATTTATTGTATGTCAAACCAACTCCAATGGAATTGGCGACTTGAAATCCAAGCGACATGATACCAACAGCCATTACCGTTTGGAATTGCCGTTCCGGGTCTTTGATGTCCTTCCATTCGACGTCGCCGACGGTAGCGGCATTAAGGAGCATGCCCAGTTCTTCCTCGGCTACCTCCGGTATGAATCCGTTAAATCCGGTGAGCTTACCGACTTGCCGGGCGAAACGGGTGGTTTTTCCTATCAATGGTTTTGTGAGGAGCTGTCGCCCCCCCTTGAAACGGGAGAGCAGTTTACCCAGATTGAGCCCCATGTAATTTCCCATGTACTCGGTTCCGTTCTCTATAAGGTTAGCGGCGAATCCTTTCAAGAATGCTAATCCGAGGCTTTCCCGGTCTTCTACTCCATGATGGGTATAGATTGTCTTTAACTCTCCGCCAGGGTCATTGATTGAATCTAACCGTATATCGTGATTGCCTACCATGCGATTCATAACGTCCTCTACCGTGTGAGCTACGCCCGATGTAATTGCCATTACCGTACCTCCCACAAGGCCGTCAATGGCGGCGTTCCCTAATTTACTTGCTGCTTTGACGGCTACTCTTCCGGCTGCATTTTTACCTGCATTAGCAGCTATGCGAGATACCGCTTTGGAGGCCGACTTACCGATTATTTTCTTAACTGCTGTCTTCGCAGCCGCTTTGGTCGCAGCAGATGCGGCTGCTCCTACACCTCCCGTCAAAGCGAATTGTGCCAAGAATGGAAGAGATTGCATAGTTCCCTGTCCGATATTTTGCCACGTGTCGAGTTGCAGGCTGCCTTGTATCTGGTCTAACAGGGAGAAAGCCGCCATGAGTTGCTGTTCTTCCCGAGTGAGTTTTTCGAAGCCTTCACCATTGTCGCCTATTTTATTGGCGATAGCAAGCACACGACCCATATCGATTGCATCTGTGGCTCCCAGCGTTAAAATACCGGAGTCAAATGAACGGGCAAACGCATCGGCAAAATTGGCGAGTCCGTTACCGTCCTTGCGCTTGTACATCTCTATGACATCACGAGCCTCGGATATGTATTTGCGTGTAAGATTCTGAACTGACCTCTTTTGGGACAGCTTCCCTATTTCTTTGGGAACATACCCTTCTCTTTCTAAATCTTCTATGGTATCTTCCGTGATATTTTTGTACCCTTTATAATTTTTAAATATATCTCCCTCGTTTTCAATTTGTTCAGCTTCATTCCTCCATTCAGAATTTTCGTTAATATCTTCTTCTATTTTATTCAACATGTTCTCAAATTGAAAAACTACGTCTTTCTCCAAACGTGTTCGAGCGTCGGCAAAACGGTCTTCAAGGGGTTTGTCGAATTGAGATTTATAGGCATCGGAAACAGGGGTATGTGTGGAGGTCGAACCCCTTCGTCCTACGGACACCTCCCCTATCTCGCTATCTCTCGCAGAGGAGGGTGATTGGCTTATCCAATTTTTATCGATTATTCCATCTGCTATTTGCTCGGCGGAAGTAGCGGACTGTCGTACTTTTTGGAACAAGGGCGTATTTGCCGCCCCGTATTTTCCATGCCCCAAAGACTCTTCGTAATAGGCAATGCTGTTTTCCAATTCATCTTCGGATACAATTGTATTTTGGGGATTTTGATTTGAAACAAATGTATTAGGTGATTTCTTTTTTGTTTCTTCCGTCACATACGACCATTTTTCATATCGCTGTTGGAACTTATTCCGCTTTGATAAAGGAATTGCATACTTTTTACCCTCACCATCGTACATTTCTACTTTTGACTCAGGATAACGTCTCTCAAAATCTTGTATTTTATCATCAGGAATATTGTACCTATTCCCGTTTGCTCTGTATATTGGCATAATATTCTGTTAATCAATTATGTTTTGCGAAAAGTCATCATCTTGTGCATTGAGCTGCTCTATACCTTCTATATATAATCCTATATTTTCTGCGGCTTCCAAAACTTTTTGTTCAATCTGAGGATATTTCCTCATAAGAGAACCTATTTCTTGAATCGCAGTTTTTGCACTATTCGGATTGTTCCTTAACATATCGTCAATTCTTAACAACTGTTCCGTAACCGTGGTATCTTCACCATATTCATTCTTCATTTTCTCATCACCTAATCCTGCGTCAATAACAGCTTGTCGAGCTGCTTGAAAAAGGCTTCCAGCAGAAAACGGTAATTCACTCTCGGAGATTTTAATTCGTTTTCCACCAGACAAAGGAATATCAGAACCTTTCTTATATAGATCGCTGCCTTTATTCTTCATAGATGCTATACCGTATTTCGTTTTGTTATTGTCGGCTGCTATCTGTATCTTCGTAGCATTATTCGCATCATTTATTGATTTTTTATTTGATCGCTCCTTTTCGCTCTCTCCGGCTTCAAATCCAAATTTCATCAATAGGTCATTTAATTCATTTGCCCGTTCCCACTCGGCCAAAGCTCCCTCATACTCTCTTTGCGCTTCTGCGGCTTGTGCGGCATCACGACCGACCTTGTCTTGGAATGCCGCTTTTAACAGGCCTTGATCGTACAACATCTGCATTTGGTCTCTGCGGTCGAGCAGATTTTGGAGGAAAGCATTATTGACAGCCGTTGCCGGTTTTCGGGCGGCGGCATTTCCACCTGCGGCTACTCCTATTATCTCGGCTAATGTGGCTCCTACATCACCAAGTACGGCCAATTTCCTCCGATTTTCCACGATTCGAGGATCGATTTCTTCGGGACGTTTGAGTATGCGGTTATAAATAGAGACAAAAGATTCGCCGGCTTCTGCGGCTTCTCTCATCTGGGCTGCCTGTTCCGGGGTAACATGGAACACTGGTTTCTCAGAAGTACCATCGGCACTTACACCGTACCCGGTAGTAGCGTCTATATAGGGAACAGGGGTTTTAGAACGATTATGTATAGTTTTAGTAGAATCTATTGGTACATATCTGTAATAATCTCCATTCGTATCAAGCCTATATTCATTTCTAAATTTTATGGCATCAGGAGAATCAGAATAATACCATTCCAATTCTTTATTCAAAGTTGGGTGATTTTTAGATTTAACAAACTCATATATTCCAGTATCAGGATTCATATATACACTATTTAAATGAGCATTAGGGTATAATGCAAATCTTACCATATCCTCATATGGGGCAAGCTCATAAGCTCTTCTAAGATTATAATTTGTAGTATCCGATTTCTCAGGAGGAACAGTTTTGTAATATTCCTCAAAAGAGGGCTTGTTAAAACGATTGGCGGCTACTGTATTTTCCCATGATTGTTGCAGATTTTTACCGTCGACCAACGGCGTACCGTCTGTTCTCTTTCCACCGGAGGCAGTATTTTGCCAATCGGAATTTATAATTTTACTAACAGGAGAAACGACGGGTGGAGCAGGTTGTGTCAGATCAATCTTCTCCTCTGGCGTTTTTTCCTTCCATCTGTTTAATAAATCGTCTAATATTGCCATATTTTATCCATTAAATAGCGGGAGTGGTTGCATTTCCCGTTTTCTTATAATAGGGTGTAGTAAACAACGACCCGAGAAGATTTCCCGAATTGGAGGCTATTTGAGTCCAACTGGCTGCGTTTTGGGCATATTGTCCGGCTTTCTGTCCCAAGAGGTAGTTTTTCTGATTCAAATAGTTTGTCTTTGCATTATCCTTGACTTGTTGTCCCATAGCGGCGATATTGCCGACGGTATCGGAAAGCGCACGGGCATTTACTTTTTTTACGGCTGCCTCAGCTTCGGGTGTGGCTCCCGTTACTACCGCCGAATTTCGTTGTGCACGAACGGCATCGGATAAATTTTTGCGGTATGTGCTCAATAGATTCTGTACGTCGGAGCGGTTCAAGATGTCTTGATAATAATCTTTCTTGAACATGTTTTCGTTTTCTTGTAATTGCTTGTCCAACTGTTTTCGTGCTTTCCTGTTTGCGGAAGCGGAGCCCAATCCTCCTGCGAGTATCCCGCCGAGAGACCCGATGAGTCCTAATATTGTAAGAGGTTCCATAGAACTTTATTTTTTTATTGCAAAAATCGCTTTTCTCTGAAATCAAGGGCATACGTCTTTGCCATTTGTTTGGATATAACACTTAAAACGAGGCCTCCGAAATGGGCTTTTTGTGACGTATAACTGCTTTATTTACAACCTTTGGAGGGTCTATACTACCCGAGATGTATAGTCCTATCGCCCGGGACATGAGCAAGTCGTCATGTTTTCCTTCTATCGCACCATAAGCTCCATTTTTCTTTTTTTCATAAGTATCATGCTCATCAAGAACTTCTTCTTCCCGCTCGATATAGCCATTATCACGGATTATTTGTATCTGATTATTGATAACCATCGATTTGGTGGTTCTGTTGGTATGAAATCCCCAACGGGCAGGTGCTCCTTCTTTAATCTGCGAAGGAGGAGATTGCCGGGCATACAGGTTTTCATAGGAGGCTGCGACAAGGTCAAGAATATATTCTGCGTCTCCTTGGTCGGAAGCCTCCGTTTCTAATGTATTGCTTTCAAAAACCAGTAAGGCGGTATTATACCACAAGGCTATCTGGGTAGCCTTCCACGCCAATATATCGTGATCGATATGTCCTCTCCAAGAAGCGACAATCTCGGGTTTTCCTCCATACATAGTCCAATAGCGGTCTATCACACTTATCACAGACCAGTCGGCAGAATGGGATCGTCCTCCAATATCTACGGAAACAATATAACGATTGGATATATCGAGCTCGGTATCGGGTTTTTCCCATACTTTAAGCAAGCCGGTTGTATCTTCTTTGAAAGATAGTTCTCTTAATGAATCTTTCCCGGTTATAGAATGTGTATCGGACTGTAATTCACCCCGCCAACAAGGAGGCTTCGTATTTTCTCTCATACGGTGGATAGCATAACGATCGAAAACTCGCTCTCCTGTGTTTGCAAATGCTTCTACATCGTTGGAAGGGAATTCGCTCATCATGTGTTGAGCATCTTGAAATGTTTTTCTTTTGTTTCTATACCATTCTATGGCTTCAAGAGTGGCTCCACTTTCCCACAAATACCATTCGTAATCGGTAAAAGAGGATATAAGCCGCTTGTAATCGTCGACAGGTGTCTGATACATTTCTATATCATACCAAGGAATAAATATAGGGGTCTTATCCGACTCTCCTTTTTTTGCATTCTCATATTCGGTATGAAAATAATCCCCAACTCCTTGTGCCGTAGATTCCATGACAATGACGGAATAAGGAACTAGGGGTATAGATGAGCTAATGGAAGCTATCAAATCTCCTGTTCGTTTTTCTTTGGTATCGGGATACAAAGCAACCTCGGAGAAATGAACCATAGCTATATCTGCTCCTCGAACAGAATCGGGTTTTTCTGCCGAACCTATCGTTACACGGGCATTTACTTGTTGGATATAAGATATATTCTGAGTTCTAGCAAACGGTCTCAATTTAAGCGGACTATTCAATATCCAAGAAGGATAATTGTCGAGCAGTTTGCTATACATTGCTCGAATATTGGAAGATGAGTCTTTTACATGCGCTGCTATGACGCTATTCCACTGATGTTTGTGTACAAGCTGAATCCACGCCATATAGATTTGTGTGAGCGTTGAACCTCCCCATTGTCGGGCTTTGAGTAGAATCACCCGGATTGGTTTCCCCTCACGACGTTGCTGTTCGAATAGTTTAAGAAGTTTTCTTTGCGGTCTGTTCAAAAGAAAGGGTATATCGACCGATGTTATCTTATCTTTTATCTTAACTGTGGCTATCGCCCAAAACTCAAAATCGTATTTAATCCGCAGCAAAAAAAATTGACGGTCTATTTCTCGAATAAGCTGGGGTGTGGCTTGTTGATGAAGCCCGTTTTCAAGAAGATTTTTATAGGATTTTTCTTGGGAAAGTATCTGTACCCAGCCATTTTCCTCGTACATATCGGCGGGTATATGTAGAGTCCCGAACTCTTCGATTTTTATTTCTTTTCGGGGTATTACATCTGACCCCTCTCCCGTTACCGGATCATACGGTTCCGTAAAAGACATTCTCCTTTTTTTGTTCTCTGCTATTATTTCAGAGTAATTCATTCGATGCCTCCTTCCTTTTTTGATTGAAAAAAGCATCTTTTCTTCTCATGGCTATGATATGCCTCGCCGTACGAACAGAAATATAAAATTGTGGAGCCGGAGAACGAATCGCCCTTCTAACTGCTTCTGAAAACGATATGCGATTATCACTGGCTTGAATTTCACAGGCTTTTTTGTATAGGTCGATGTACATCTTTTGCTTTATGGGACAAGATGTTATTCGTTTTCCTTTTTTTATGTTCAGAAGATTGGTTATGGCTTTTTCATTACCGATATAAAACCGCTTGGAAGGGGATTGAATCGCCGCTTGATAAATGTAATCACACATTATTCCACCACACAAATTGAGGGTGTAGTAGAACGTGTCACAGAACTCTCGGTCTCTGTTTTCTTGATAATCTAATGTAGGCATACGCAATTTGATTTGCGTATGTTGGGTATCGGTTTGATGCAAATATAAGCTAAAAAATCGATTTTGCAATGACGTACTGCCCTAAAAATCGCACTGACCGATTTTGCAATGACGTACCGTCCTAAAACTATGAAAATGAGATTTTTGTGTTGAGTTTTTTTTTTTGAACCCATCACAAAAAATCGTATGGAAAAAGATAAAGAAGAAATTACAGCACAAGTTGAAGCTCCATCTGGAACAGTAGATGAAACCGTAAAAGCCGAATCTCCTAAAAGCGGCCGATCGGTATGGGTAGAACGACTACGTACGACTTACCCGGATAAAGATGTAGACTATGAAAATGACGATGATGCTTTCTACTCGGTATTAGAGGATTTTTATAATACCAGAGAGGATAGAATCAGAAAACTTGACGAGGGTAATAAATCTCTCACAGAAGCATTGGCTCGTGAACCGGAAGCGGGATTATTTCTAAGTGAATTAATTGCAGGGAGTGAAGTATTGCCTGCCCTTGCAAAAAGTTATGGAGATATTCTCGGAGCTGTCTCGGGTGACGAAGAATCCATGAAAAAATTTAATGAAGGACTTTCGGCTCGCCGGGATTCTGAGAAATCATTTAACGAAATCAGAGCAAAACAAGAGGAAAACGCAGCCCGTAATGCAGAGACCATCGGCTCGTTTTTCGAAGAAAAATCGGCCGACGACGCAGAACGGACGGCCTTTGAGGATTTTGTATCGTCTCTGGCCGACAGCATTTTCACTTTCAATTTCGACCGCCCTACCCTCGATGCTCTTTGGAGGGCATACAAACATGATGAAGACGTGACCGAAGCGGCCACTGTGGCGGAAGTAAAGGGGAGAAATGCCAATATCGAACTCCAAAAAAGGAGCGTAAAGAACGACGGGACACCCAATCTGAACAGGGAATCGGCAGATAGGATAACGGCGAATGTGACTGTCCCGAGGAGTAAACGAAGGGGGATTTTTGAAAGAGGAGAAATTGTTTAACAAAATAGGTAAAAAAGATGAAAATTTTAGGTAAAGAAGTGAATTGGAAATATATCGCTGTCGCCGGCGGTATTGTGTTGTTGTTTTTATTGTTGTGCTCCTTCGGGTTGTTCACATCAGGTGAAACGGTCATCGGACTGGCCGCAACGGTTCCTCTGGCAGGAGGTGGTGTGAACGTTACGGACGAGCCGGTATCGGCAGACTTGACCAAAGAGGTGTCGCCGGATTTGTTGAAAGCGCATATAGACAAGGAGGTTTGCCGGATTATGCCTTCGTCTACACCGGTAGACACGGTGAGCCGCAGCGGTCGGGTGATTTCGGTAGGTTCCCGTGAATATGAGTTTTATTCGTTAGACACCAAACCGGCTTTGACAACCTTGAAAGCGAAATATACAGAAACGGCGTCGGCCGGTGCGAAGCTCGACACGGCGAACAACGATTATTTCGAAGTTTCGGACACGATAAAGGTTATCGGTGTAAAAGGTTATGACGAGGGAGGAACTACTGAAAAAGACGAGTTGGTTCTCTATGTAATGAGTAAAGATGCCGACGGTAAACTGAATGTCTTGGCGGTGAATGGTAAAAAGAGCGGCAGCACACCGGGTATAGTACCCACCATCGAAGCCGGAACTGAACTCCTGCGAATGGGACGAGCCGGAGCGGAGAAAGATGCACAAACTGCACAATTCGAGACCTTGCCTACCAAAGAACAGAATTATGCCCAAAAGTTCTGTACGCAAGTCGAAGTTACTGATGTATATCAGGAATGGACGGAAAAAGAAGTCGATTTCACGTTCACAGACATGGAACGCGATGCCATTTGGGAAATGAAGCGAGGTATGGAAATGAATTTCTTGTTCGGCAAAAAGAACAAATTACGTGATACGACCAAGAAAGAGGACGTGTGGTTTACTGAGGGCATCTGGTGGCAAGCCGGTAAAGACTGGACTTATGACGCAGAGGCAGGAATGACCGCGAAAGATTTGATAGCTCTCTGTAAAACGGCTTTAACGGGAAATGCAAGCAGTAAGAAAAAACTGGTTTTCGCCGGAAGCGATTTTATCGAACAAGTGACGAACCTCGATATTCAGAAAGTCATGCAGGGGGATCAATACAAAGCCGAACTTGGGCTCACGTTCGATTCCATTCACTCGAAATTTGGAGATTTGTATGTGGTATATACAGAAGCATTCGATCTGGCAGGCATGAGCAAATGTGCCCTTGTGGTGGACGATAACTATTTGACCAAATTTGAATTCAAGTCGTTGTCGAAAGAACGCAGGGATTTCAAAACTGCGGGTATACGTGAGACGGAAGGAGAATTTATCCAAGAAATTTCGGGCATTGTATTGAAGAACCCGGGTGCTCACGTTCGTATCACTCCGAAAGCTGAATAAAAAACAAACAGGGGGAGTATCTTTCATCGATACTCCCCATAAATCATAGAAGTTATGTTGAAAGTATATAAAACCCAGACTTACCTGAGTATGCCGATAACCGTGAAAGGTAAATCGGTACGCATTGAGTTCAGAGGGAATAAATTCACAGGCGGATTTTTCTCGACCAAAGACAAAAATGTGCAGAAAGCGATAGAGTCTTCTAAGGAGTTCAACAACATTATATTTTTAGATGCTGTCGAGGAAGAACCTGTAAAAGAGAAGGAAGACAGAAGGGTAAAAATAGAGTCTGTAAAATCGTTTCAAGAAGCTGTCGAATATCTGAAAGGTGAGGGAATTATCGCTAAAACGCCGGAAGAAATCAACTCGGCAGCCGAAGAATTGAACATTTCATTCCCTAATCTAAAATAACCCCATGCAAATATCCCGATTATCTTATCTGGTCAAGGTCGTTATCGATGAAGTCATTCCGTCGACCGTCGAAATTTCATATAACGACATGCCCATAGATGACAGGGTAAACAGCCTTGCGGAGTCCTGCGCAAAAGAGACTTTACTGGCTTCTCCACTGAGATATTTGCCTCACAAAGATATACCGGGAAATGTAGAAATATATGGAGACGGGAGTGGATATGTGTTACTCCCCTCCGATTTCCTGCGTCTTTTTTCTTTTAAAATGGAACTTTGGAAACGTAGGGTAAATAATAGCATAACAGAGGAAAGTGAAAGTTATCTGCTACAAAAAAATCCTGTTACACGAGGTGGCATAAATTTCCCCATATGTGCGGTGGTTAACAGTGAAAAAGGGCTCATTTTAGAATGGTATTCTGTCCCTTCTTATGTAAGAATGCCCAAATGCACGGAAAAAAGATATGTTCCCATACCTGAAATAACGAACTCTGAAATAAATATTCCACAAGGGCTGGAAATGCTCATGGTATATATAACAGCCAAAGAAGTACTGATGAGTTTACAACAATATGACATGGCAAAAGCTACCGAAGAATTGATACTAACGGAAATGAAACAATTATCTATATAAATCGACATGTGTAGAATATTCAAATGCAATCGAGCCGGGAAATATATCGGTTTTTATAACAGGCTGGAAGATGCCATGCGGGATAATCCGATGGCGCAAAGGGACTGGTTTTTCACCAACGGGGAAACATTGAGCGTTTGGATGTTCGACGGGAACCGCTGGATAGATACCAACAGGGCTGTCGGAGCTGTGAACATGATCGACAACCCGGGAACATTTGTTCCTGATGTTCTAGCGGGTGAAAGTAAGACTTATTTTTATATCGCCCCCCAAGCAGGAGAATATATCTTCACTAATTTTGGAGGGATTTCCGTATCAGTAGAAAAACCTAGTCTTATATCTATGGATTGGAATGGGATCGAATGGGGCGATACAATCTGTGAGTTTCCTGTTCATGGAGAGGAATTATTGCCGGAGGTCGAACTAAGATTCGTGAGTTTACCTAACGACGATGTGAGCGAAGTATACGGTGGCCGTGAATCTAATACTATAAAAAATTGCTATGTGGAGTTTCGAATGTCGCAAGGCTGGGATTTTATCAATAGAGAGAAAGAAAATATTTATTTGTGCCTGAACCGATGGAAGAGTAAAAATATGGCACGTAAATCTACCAGCCACAGAAAATGGGTTACGGTTTATGATTTCTTTAAAACAGGAGATGACTTGTCTCATTGTTATCCCAATAAAGGAGAATTTCTGAACGGTTATTATAGATACGAAATGAAAGGGATTCCTTTTTGGACGCAATCGAGAATAAAACCAGTCGCACTCTCGGATTTAATTGTAGGAGAATATCATGGAGAATGGATCAGGATACCTTACTCGATGGAAAGCATTATGCGCAGATTTATATACATGCGTAATCAAAAAAGTGAACACGATTGGGAGGTCGTGCCTCCTCAAAAATTTTTCGATTCGAGCGGGACGAGTGCTGAAATGGTTTGTTCCGGAGGAAAGATGAAGATGTCACATGATGAAGGACATGCTAACTTTGTCAGTCTTACTTTGGGATTGTGTTTAGCTATAAAAGACTTATCGGTGACTAATTATGAAAAATGGATAAAAGGCTGTATGACGGCCTTCTGCGGAAGAATGGGTTATACTCAAAAACTGGGATTGTTCTATAATGCTACTTTATATGGGAAAAACAGGTTTGTTAAATAACGGGAGGTGTATTATCTATTTTTTTCTGCTCCGGCAGGAATTGTAGAAGGAGTTTCTGCTCCGGCAGGAATTACCGTTTCATGCACTTCCCTTTTTATATGTATAAATTATGGAAAATATCAAACTACCCTTAGATTCGAATCTAAACCCTATCGGGGTTTTGCAGCCCGGCGGGAACATTACGTTAGATGAAAGTGAAAACTTCGAAATTACGGAGTCGGGGATATACCGGATATTTACCGAGTCCGGCACTAACGGCATTGCCGAACTCGAATTTGATATGAACGGAACTATATCTAATGTATATAGTACAGTTGGGACAATAGAATGTTTTTATATCTCGAAAGGTACATTTTTTTATCCGGTATCTGGTTCCTTCCGTGTTACTAAAATGATTTAGCCATGAGTTTAGGAAGATTGGGATTGATACAAGCCGGGCAACCTTCGAAGCAGTGCCCCACGTTGGCGGAAATGACGGCCGACGCTACGGCCACGGCTGCCGATATTATGGCTGGAAAAACGGCGTATGTACGGGGCGAGAAGTTGACGGGCACGCTCGTACCCATTACCAAAATCGACGTGGCGGCGGAGGGGATTAAATTCTCTTATTCTACATTCGAGGAAGTACCCGAAGTATTCGATTTCTCGAATGTGACGGATTTGTCATACATTTTTGACACCTGCAAATCTCTAATTTCTTTACCTTCAAACTTAAATTGGGGGAAAACGACTAATGTTGTGGCGGCTTTTCGTGGCACAACAAGTCTAAATGATGAAGTAAATATAGAGCCGTTAGATGTGCCGTCATTAGAAGGAATTTTTCAGAGAAGTAATATAAGTAAGATCTTAAATTTATCCGTTCAAAGTGCATATACCGCATTTAACGCCTTTGAAAGTTCAAAACTAACGGAAATAGGCAATATCGATTTACCGGATATCGTCACCGCAACATACGCTTTTTCAAATATTCCTATCGTTCATTTCCCGAAGATAAATATTCCGAAAATTGCTAATTGTAGCTTTATATTCTATAATAACCAATCCATGCAATCTCTTGAATACTGGGATTTTTCGAACGTAACAGAAGCAACAAACATGTTCAAGGGGTGCTCGGCTTTGTCGTCGATCGGCGATGTGATCTTCTTACACACCGCTCTATCGCTGGCAGATTCCCCGAATATCGATGAAGATACTTTAAAACTGTTAGGAGGATTTGCCTATGCTTCCGGAGAAAGCGGTGTAGCTCCTTTAAAAACTTTGGGACTACCGGCCGCTACGTTGACATTCAACACGGCTGCGCAAACCTTCTTAGAATCGGAAGGTATCATAGCGAAACTGACGGAGGAGAATTGGACGGTTAATTTCGCCGATTCAATGTAAGGGAGAAAAGAACTCAATCAAACAAAACCACATAAAAAACAAATACCCATGAATATAGAAGAAAAAACTTATCAAAAGATTACTCCCGCAACGGAAGGTAATTACCTGACTACCTACCAAGAAGGCGATGATATAAAGACTTACGAAGGAGTAAAAGCGATGTACACACCGGCGGACTTCGACGCTTCTACCGTGCGGGAGATTACCCCGGAAGAACATCTAAGCTATCATGCAGCCAAAGAACAGGCTTTGCAGGAGGAAACAGAATAAAAACAAAAACATTGATATGGGAGGGATAAACGAGGCTACGGAGGTAGCCAGAGGGATAAGCGAACAGGGGTTCTTGGTGATGACCGCAGCATTCTTCTTGGTGTTGTCGGCCATGATGATGGTGGCCTGCTTCAAGTGGTTCAAATCGATTATCACCAAGAGCATGGAGGATTACGGAGAATCCCTGAAAGAGCTTATTGAAAAAACGAACGACCAGAATAACATGTTATCCGACATATCGGAAGGTCTTAGACCGGAAACGCAGCTTCGGATAAAGAACATATCGAACGTGTATTTCGATTTGGCCGTCGAAAGGGTTTGCAGAATCATCAAGAAGGTCAGGGACGAGAACCATATCGCTGACAAGGAGAAAACCTCCGGTAAGATACATACTTTGTTGACGAACCAGTACGAGGACAGGAATAGCCGTTTCGATTACTTTACATATCGTGGTAAACGTCTTTCATGTTATACCAATCCCGAGTGGATAGAATGGGTGGCAGAGGTAGTTACAAGCGAGGTGTATTCTGGTAATGTGAATAACGGGCGTGCATATACGAATGTAGTTTCTGTATATGACCGTATAAAGCTCGATTTTTATCACCGATTAAATAACGAATAATATGAAGAAAATTTTGGAAAGAATCAAAGGGTTGTTATTGTCTATTCCCCACGACAAGCTGCTGCATTTTATCGCAGGAGGTATCATCGCCTATTTCTTCGCCATCGTGGTAGGTGCGACGGCGGAATATTGTGTGCTGTTCTCTGCCATAGCGGGCTGTATCAAGGAGGCTGTCGACGAGTGGAGGAAGCCGGGGGCTTGGTCGTATGCCGACTTGCTGGCAACCATACTGGGAGGGCTGGTGATTCAAATCGAGGTTTGGATTGCCTGACGAAAAAAAATGAATTTTTATAACCCGGCGACGGGAAAGCGTTCTTTGACTTCTTGGAATCACCGTTTTAATGTTAAATTAGTTGGTAGTTTTATTCAAAACCGTTTTCTTTGTATCAAAAGGAATTAATAATGGGTGAATCTAAGGGATATATTCAAATTCATATATCAGGAAAAGAAGGGATTCATGAACTTACCCCTGCAAATTACGACATAAGACAGCTAAGAGAAATGCTTGAAAATGTCGAGGATTTGTTGTCTCTTGATGGGAAAAATAAGCAACGCCCTATTGTTTCCTATGAAATTCTTGAAGGTTCGGTTATTCATCGTTTCGTCACGACACTACAAATGGTAGCACAATTCGGAGCTGTCTTATCTTTGGTTTCTCAGACGAATACTTTGGACGGACTGGATTTACCGACAGCGACAGCTTTTGAAAATATTCAAAAGATCGCAAAAGCAAGAAACTATTCATTTGAGTTTTCTACTTCTTTAAATCCTTCCGAAACAGAACCTCCTTTGACGATTTCTTCTTATACGAACTTTAAGAGAAGGGAGAAACTTTGGGCAGACGGAGAATTCTATTTTTACGGTTCGGTAATCAATGCCGGCGGTAAAAAGGATGCAAATATACATTTGGACGTTAAAGGTGTAGGCTTGCTCACGATTGCGTCTCCTCGCGAGTATTTGAAGAATCAGGAAAAAAACCTTTTATACCATGAATGCGGAGTAAGAGTACGAGGCAGGCAAAATATAGAAACAGGAGAAATAGACTTCAAAAGTTTGGTTTTGCTGGAATTGGTCGATTACTCCCCGAAATTCGATGAGAATTATTTAAATTCTTTAATTGACAATGCCTATCCACGGTTAAAGGATATTGACCCTGTACAGTGGATAAATGAAGTACGAAGGGGGGGGTGATTATGCCTAAACAAGTTCTATTAGATACCAGTTTTTTGATTCGTCTCTTTAAAAAAGATGACGACCTCCATGAAAATGCAGTCGACTATTTTCGTTATTTCTTGGAAAACGATTATATCCTGAAAATTTCTACTATCGCCATAGCGGAGTATTGTGTCAAGGGAGAATTCATGGATTTGCCATTTCGTAATCTGCAAATACTTCCTTTCAACTACGACCATGCCATACAATCAGGGAAATTGTGCGAAATTGCATACCGCAAAAAGAAGGAAAGAGGCGCAACCATCTATCCACGTGCGATTGTTCCAAATGATGTAAAAATGTTTGCACAAGCAGACACGGAAGACGAAATTGTTTTTTTTGTATCGGCTGATACGGAGGCGTATAAAATATTTTCCTTAATTCAGGAAGAACGGAAGCTCCGTTTTAATTATATCGATATAAGAATCAGTTATCAGAATTTATTCGGTATTTTGTTGTTGTAATTATTTGCAAACAACATACATTCGTTACAAGCGGTGATTCTAAAAGAGTCACCGCTTTTTTTGTCGCCAAAAATGAAGAATGGATATGAAATACTTCACGATGAAAGAACTCACAAAGAGCTCGACGGCCGATAAACTGGTTATAGACAATACCCCTACTCCCGAAGCGTCGGCCCAGTTGTCGAACCTTGTCACCCATGTTTTAGACCCTTTGCGGGAGATGTACGGAAAGCCGATAACCGTCAATTCGGGCTATCGTTGTCCCAAACTCAATGCCGCCGTGGGTGGTGCGAAAAACAGCCAGCACATGAGGGGCGAGGCTGCGGATATAACGGCAGGGAGCAAGACTGAGAATAAGAAGCTGTTCGAGCTTATACGGGATAACCTCCCCTTCGACCAGTTGATTGACGAGAGCGATTACAGCTGGGTGCACGTGTCTTATGTGTCGACATCGAAGAACCGGAAACAAATACTGAGCCTATGAGACATATCGTATTCCTATTGTTGTTTTTGGCTGGCTTGGCTGCGACGAGTTGTACCAGACATGTGTATGTTCCGGTGGAGACGACAAAGAGCGACACGGTGTATCTGAATCGGGTGAAGCTCGATTCCATATACATGCGGGACAGTGTTTTCATCGAGAAATCGGGAGACACGATACGGGAGTTCCAATACAAGTACATATACAGGTTCAAGGACAGAATCGATACGCTGTATATATCCAAGACGGACAGCATACAAGTACCCTACCCCGTCGAGGTAGTAAAGTACAAGACTCCTCAATGGTGCTGGTGGACACTCGGTGGCATTTTCTTGCTGCTTGTCCCTTACATCGTGAAATGGATAACAAAATTGAAAGGACTGGGTTTCTTGATATAATTTGATTTACGACTCCTTCCGGGGCTTCGGAGTATAAAAAGGAAAGCCTCAATCTCTTGCTGCTCTTCCAAAACGAACAAGAGACAACATCACGGGGAATGTTACGAGGCTTTCACAGCCTTTAAACAGGAACGTGATGTTTTTTATTGTGTCAACAATCTATAATTTAACAAATATTTAAAAGGCAAGAGATATGAAAACCAATGAAATCTTTGAACACGTCTTGCAAATCGTTTGCGAGGAATGTGAGCTGTGTTACGGCGAATTGATCAACGGTGCGAACAAAAATGCGGTCGACGCACGTTGCCTGCTCATCTGTGCGTTGGTATCGCTAGGCTTCTCCGAGGAGAACACCGCCGCTTATCTTTCCATGACCCGACAGGGAGTGAACAAATTGAAAAACAGCCTGAAACAGCGGTGTTCGGGAAGTTTTATTCTGACAACGACAAATCAACGGGTCTGCAACAGGATAGCCACCGAAATACGAGGATAGCAACGGCAATAGCCATACGTTTGTATGCGGCCGATATTGGCCGTAACCATCAATTATATCTATATGGAAAGAACGTATGTTTTCAATCAAGAGCCCAATGGTGGCGGAAGCAAGTTCGACATCATGGCTTTATTGCCCAACCTGATGGGCGGTAAAGGGGTCGATCCCGGACTCTTGGCCCTTCTCAATCAGGGAAGGAACAATCAGGACGCTTGGGGCGGAGGCATGTGGTGGATTTGGATTATCCTGCTGTGGTTCTGCTGGGGCGGTAACGGATTCGGAGGTTTTGGCAACCGGGGCGGGCTTCCTGCCGAGTTGAACGGCGATGTAGGACGTGAATACCTGATGTCGGCCATTCAAGGGAACGGTAATGCCATCAACCAACTCGCCTCGTCCTTGAACTGCTCTACCCAACAGTTACAATCCGCCTTGTGCAACATTCAGGGCTTGATTCAGGGTGTCGGCAACCAAGTGGGCATGTCCGCACAACAGATCATCAACAGCATTCAATCGAGTAATTGTACGCTGGCTACCCAAATCGCAGATTGCTGCTGCAAGACGCAAAACGCAATCGAGAGACAAGGATATGAAACCCGTATCGCCACCTCGGAACAAACCCACTCCCTCGTGGACAGCGGCAATGAGAACACTCGTGCCATTTTGGCGAAGCTGGATTCTATCCAAACTCAGGCTTTACAGGACAAAATCACCGCTTTGACGGCAGAGAAGGCTACTTTGGCAGCTGAAATCTCCCAACGGAACCAGAATGCGACCATTCTCAATGCGGTAGGGCAACAGATTGCTCCCCTCGCTGCCGGTTTGCAGGCTCTCCAAAGCGATGTGGACGGCATCAAGTGTAAATTGCCCAATACCGTTCCCGTGGTATATCCGAACATTCAGGCTGTAAACACGGACTTGTACCGGGCTGCCGCTTATGGGGCTTATGCGGGCGATGTCGCATACGGGCGCAGCGGTTACGGATGCGGTTGCAACAACTACTGGGGTTAATTCCAGTAAGAAAGGAGGTATATATGTGGCCTAACTTTTTTACAGGGTTTCCCTTTCCGTTCCCGACGCTGGGAAGAGTGAATTACAACACTCTTCCTACGGTGGCGGTGACGGTCGGCACGGAGAACGTGACTTTGGAACTCCCAAACCATGCGTTCCGTAACAGGGACTATGTGGGAGGATTCTATATCAATCTCCGTCAGGCGATACCCGCCGGAACGACCGCAACGCTTCCCATTCTCATCGGGACGAATGGGGACACGAGACCTCTGCTGGCTTACAACAACGAGCCGGTGACGGTAGAGAATATCGCCGGTACGGGGATCTATGAAATCCATTACAACAAGTACACCAACGAAGTGTACCTTGTCAACGGTGGGTACAGACCTACTACGGCGACGGCGGCAACCAACGTCGCTGCCAAAAGCAAATAATTAACACGGGGCTGCCTTTTATCGGGCAGTCCCATTAAATCAAAAAACTATGTTTCAGAATCTTCGAGCAAACAACCAGTTATTTATCCTTCATAAGGACGAAAATCCCTTAGTGGATATAGGCTCCGTCGTCAGCGTTTCGGCTGCGAAGCCCAAGTACCCCATGCCGACACCTATCGGGCAGATACCCCAGATGGAAATGGTGGTGGACGTGGTGGTCTGCGTGAACGGGCAGAACACGACGTTCCAGAACTTGCCGGCAGGGGCGGACATCGCTGACTTCGGGCAAAACGGCAACATCGTCATATCTTGTTCCAGAGAGGCCATGAACTCGGAAGTGTCGGCTATCCGGCAAAAGAGCTTGGACGAACTGAACCGGCGTAATTACCACGAGAACGTGATTGCCGGGTGCGACAAGATATTGACAATTTTGAATCCCGAATTTGCGGAGAAGCAAAGGCAGGAGCAGGAGATTGCCACCCTCAAAGGGCAGATGTCCGAAATGAGCAGAAGCATGGCGGACTTGATGGCCATGAACAAAAAACTGATGGAACAGCTCGGTGTTGCTGAAACTAAAAACAAAAAGTAATATGGGAAGAATGTTTGAAATCAACGAGGGCGATAACTCTGAAAAAATGATGGAGTACGCTGAAAAAGCCTACAAGTATACGAAAAAACTTCTCGAATGCTTGGAAGAAGAGGGCTTAGGTGAACGCTACGATGATGACGACTTCGATGACAACTTCGGAGAACGTGGCGGAAGCAGTGGATCAGGCGGTGGTATGGGTCAACGGCGAGGGGTTCGTGGAACCGGTCGTTATTCTCGTTATCGCTAATGTTTAACCAGAAGGGTGTGGTAACTACTACACCCTTCTTAAACTATTTACCTTATGAAAAGAGAAAGTTTAGATATGTACGATGATAGACCAAGAGAAATGACCGCATATCTTAGAAATTATGGTTGGCACTTTAATAAAAAGTTATGTGAATTTGCCATTTCAAAGATGAATCGGTTAAACCCATCAACCGGAAAGAAGGAGCGAATCGAACCTCTGACACGAGACATCGTAGATGAAATATTGAGTAAATACAATATTAAACTCAACAACAATATTTTATACGATTATGTGTATGTTGCAAATATGTGTAAAGCAGATTTGTATAAATCTTCTGTTCCTGATGAACAACATTTGGCATTGTATATCAAAGATACAATAGATGATATAGATGCCCCAGATGGTACAACTATGCGCCGTTGGTATGCAACAATGATAGCCGGTGGAGAGCCCATTGAATGGGACGATGTTTTATGATACGACAAAAATTTATATTAAAGGAATATGATTGGTCGGTACAGGTCTATTATGCCGTGGATTGCTATTATACCGACGAGATTATGGAAGCTTTATATTCTATTGGCTGTCGTGGAAAAAACTTGTCCGTTGCTTTTGGCAATCTATCTTCTTGTAAACTTGATACCGGCCTGACATATTCTAACTATTCTACACACGAGACGGTGATGGTAATCGGTATAAATTCTTCCGCCGAAGAGTTTATGAATTCGTTTTGTCATGAGCGAAAACATTTGGAAATGCATATAGCGAAAGCTTTCGATCTCAATCCGTGGGGAGAAGAAGTAGCATATCTTAGCGGAAAAATAGGACAGAAAATGTATCGGGTAGCTAAAAAATTTTTATGCGAACATTGTAGGAAACTAATATAATATATGGATATAGCTAGAATCCTCCGAGCCATATGTTCCGGCAAGTCGAGGAAAGAGGTTTATAACCTGCTTTCGCCAGAAGAGAAGGATAAACTAAACTCTTTGTCCTCTAATCTCGCTATAAACCGAAGAAATCGTAGAGCTCTTGAAAGAAAAATAAGAAAGAATATTAAATAAGGTTCTCATTTTTTTCTACCACGGGTGTATTCTTCTGCGTATTTTCCCAGATTTTCTCCGGCTTAATGAAGATACTACATTATCTGCATTATCATCGGAAAGAGTTTTATATACCATTGCTTCTTGTGGATTTTTAATCATGAGCCAGCGATATATTATGTAATTTATCAGGAACTGCAATATATAATTATCGGCTACACAGATAGATGTATCTGGTATATCTTCATTCATCTGGCATGGATAACAAAGACGGTACAACCTTAAATCGTCGTCTGAAAGTCTATTATCTGGGTCTAAATCACATATATCAATTTGACTCATTTCCCTTTCGTCATCTTCTGGTTCTATGATATAGGCAACCAGTTTATTTTGCATATAGGCATGTGCATCTTTTAAAAATCGCTGAAATAATAAATCATCGTCTTCGGTAAGGGATAATGACACTAATTGAGTGCTCCCATCTTCATTTCGCCGAGAGGCTCCAAGCATAGTTGTAATATTCTTTACTTCGGACAATATTTTTTCTGCCGTATAGTGAAATACATATCTTTTCATCTTAACTTGGTATTAAATGTATTTTTTTCCTGTATATCTAATCTTGTAATGGTTGAATCGGAAAGCATATCGCCTTCTATAAATAGATAGAAGTTCCTCCAAGATGACGGTATTCTAGGGAGTAGAATATCAGATAACAGCGTATCGCTGTTTATGTTCATCGATATGATCTTATAAAATGTTTTGTTATCGTTGGAAACATATATGGAAATAGAAAAATGTCCTCCGGCCAACATACGCAAAATGGAGCGTTCTATTTTTTTGAATCCCGGTGTTCCTAGTGTTATGGGAGCTGTACAAATGGTAACATTTTGTAACTGGTTGGACTCTTGGGATAAATCATATACTTCATCTTCATCGGATACGGCATAACAAACCGGATACGACGGTATAAAATAGGAGGCTTTCATTTTTCTTTGTCTCCATATTTTTCGTTGAAGATCGTAAATAAAGGCAGTATTTGCTTCTGTATTTTTTATGATAAGCTCACCAAAAGGATAATTGTATGCCAACAAAGGCTCGGTCAATACATTTTCTATCCCTTCCATATATACGTGTGCTGGGTTGGGAATATAATCAGCTTCGAGAGAGTCGGAAATTGATTTAGCAGAATAGCCGGAAAGAACAAATAATTTTCTATCGGAGGTAAAAGCCACAGCATTATCAAGAGATATAATGGAACGAGCATTGCTGCAAATATCCCTTGATACTGGAAACACATTGGAATAAATGACTTCTCCTGTACCGACTTGCATCATGTATATGCCCTCGTCGGTGAATACATATAGAGGAAATTGCCCGTATTGCCCTTGTGATAGAGCGGGCGTTGCGGCGGCCATGCCGATAATTTTACCGTTTCCTATGGTGTAGGTTTGCTCGACGGGAAATATAAATGGATTGTCCGTGGCAGAAACTTTAAGTTTGTTGGGGGTTGTCTCAATGTTATTCGAAGATTGGGGAGCCTCTGGTATTTCTGTTATTACTGCACCTGAAATTGTTATCGGATTTATCTCTCCCGTGGGTAGATAATATGCCAAATTGAGGAAGTCATGCGGAGTGAGATCGAAAGAGGCTGAGAAACGATAGTTTGTTAACGCACCCGATTCTTCTCTTACCCGATATATAATGGTTATCTCCATATTATAAGCCCGTGAATCGGGGTATGAGATATATGGGGAAAGGAGTAAAAGATTATCCCCGTTCGGTATGTCTTGGTCACGCACCACAATAGAAGTTCCTGATTCGGTTTTTATATAGGTTTTTGAAATGTATTTTATGACGTCTACGGTTGAACCGGCATAGGATATGAACATTTCGACAGGATAGCCATCATATAATTTTTGGGACGTACCTGAGATGTGCAACTTGCTATTATAATTAAATATTTTTTCGGCAATGAGCTTATTATGAGAATAGGTATCATCTGTTAATGTGGGCTGATACACGAGGTTCTTTAATATGTCGGATAAATCGGGTATATCTGAAAGAGTATTATTATTGAATTTATCACTATCAAAATCGTATTGTGCAATGCGGTAGAAATTGGCAGTCTCTAATATTCGCTCTCGTAGTTTTTCGTCATTTGTGTAAAATGGGTCGCCACCAAACGAATAAGGATTTCCATTACCTAAAACAGGGAAATTATTCTTATAAGTATCGGTATCATCATAATATGGAATCTCAGCCATAAATACGTCTATCCCCTTATATATATCGGATTCTTTTAACGATTTAGGGATAGCTATATCTACTTTTATCCTATAATATCCAAAAAGAGCTTGAACCGACCTGTTTTTATATTCACTATTCATAGTTCCACTAATTAATATCGGCGTTCGTCTTATAAATAGAATAGGAGCTGAATGTAACGTATATGTGCCGTCGTACATTCTTATAGCCCAACGGATAAGAGATACGTTTTGAATTTCACCTTTTGATCGTAAATTATCCATTTTTTCATAAATAGCACCATCTGGGGTCTCTCCTTTGGAGCCTATGAACTTTCCGCCAACTTCAATGACATCATATGGGAAACTTATATTTACAGATTCAAAATGTCCAGTGTCTGTCTGGTTGATTTTTACAGTTATATCATCTTCATTTATAGAAATATTTTTGTAAACGTATGTGCCAGATGATCCATACAGATAACACAAGAAATAAAAAATACCACCGTCTGTTGATACAACAAGGGTGTTTCCCACGGAGGTTATATCATTTAAACCATCAATTTGATAAATAGGAACTCCGATTTTTGCTTCTGAACTTGCCCCGTCGTTGTAATACATAGGTCTAACGACTTTATCATTGCCATAACGATATGCTTCGTAGTAGATAGTGCTTCCATCGAAAGTAATCCAATTTTCATAACCATTGCCTTTGTGAATATAAATGAGTTCTCTATGATTGGAAATAGTATATATTTTCTTATTCACACCAGTCGGAGATATAGATCCAGTGGAAGTGTGACGGAGATTTACCATAGCGGTTAACTGCCCGTCTTGTGGATTTGAAGTGTCTAATACTATACCCGAAAAAGGAATGGTTTTCATACAAAATATTTTTTGTAAAACTAATGATGTTTATTGATATGTCGGCGTACGTGGTTGCCATTTGTTTACCTTATTGTTTTTTTGATGAAATCTCTTTTTTTAGTTTGTCTATCATTCTCTGAAATTTTGCAGCCACCCGTAGACAGTGTATTTTTAAGTTTCTATCTCGCTCGGCTTCGTAATAGGCTATTTTATATTTAATTTCTTCTTTTTTCATGAATATCTGTTCATTACATTTTAATTCTTTCCCAAAATATTTTTGGATTGGAATTATATTCTTTTATCTTAAATTCCAGCTTTTTAATAGAGGCTCTATTATCATGCTCTATTATCTCTAATCTGCTAATTTCTCTTTTAAGATTTTCGTTTTCTTGTAACAAACACTTGTATTCATTCAATTGGTCTTTTAACTTGTCAATCTCACTTTTCAATGCCTCATTTGTAAATATCCTATAAACATGGTTTTCTGGATATATCAAATCATTCACATAAATAGCACCCACTTTATTTATGGCAGTAAGTAGGAATGAGATAGAATAAGCATCAATAGTGTAAATTTTAGAAGATTCAAGTTCGGCATAAAATGTACCATCGCTTTTTATAATCCCATTGTCAGTTTTGACAATTAACTTGTCATCTTCAATATAAACTTTTCCCATGTTAGTGATTTTAATTAGTAGTGAAAATATCATCTATACACTCGTTCACCCTGTCACATGTATCTCCAAAGGAAATGGCAAAAGATTCGTCGCCTACACGGTCTATGATGGATCGCAGGTCACGGGCGATGTGGTTGAACGCCCGCAGTTCTTCCAGCATAGGGAGGGTAACAGTGCCGTCGTATTTTTTCAGTAGTGAAAGTAAATCGACGGCGGAGGATTCTGCAATGTCCGCCAACACTGGGATTTTTCTCAGGAGGCGATTGCATTTCTCTTTGTCCTCTTTGCTCATGGTGTCGGTGATTGTTTTTGCCGTGACTTGCTCACGGGTTTGCAGTAGCCGGTCGTATTGCCTTCGTAAGTTGTCAAACAGATCAAATTCGCCCCTTCTCAGAGCCTTCTCCATTTTCCGGCTGTACTCCTCTTTCAATATTTCAATGTTCATATCAAAACAATTTTAACTGTTCAACTTTATTTTCAATCTTAACTATCTCTTCAATGATTCGTTTCATTATTTATTGGCTTCTTCCTGAAAATCCATAGGTTACCATCTTTATCTCTTGCTACCCACATAGTTTACTCCTCCCACTCGATTTTAATAGTTGTGATGTAATCTTTTTCTGTTTCTCCATCTTCAAGAGCTTCTTTTTCTGTTGGATAAACACAACAAACTGTATCCTCGAAATCTTTAAAGATATTCACCCACCCCTCTTTCTTTTTGGTTAGCATCATGAGGTCATAATTACTAATCTCATCGACAAAAGATCTGCCATTTTCAAGATATTGTAAAACAATTTCTTTTTTACAATCATATATTAAGGCGACAATTGGATTATTACCTTTTGCGTCAAAGCAAATAATCCTTGCCTTTCTTCCGTCTCTCGTGCATACTGGCTTGCCCTGTTTGGCTGCTTCAAGGTCAAAGGGCTTTAAGTTCAATTTCTTTTTATTCATATCTTCTTTGTTTTTGGGTATTTCTATACATATTCTTCCATCGAGTCCATTATAACAGCGCAATGATTTATAGGTGAAAATTGTAGGACTATAAACGTCCTTATATTTTTGCATTATTCTGCCATCAGATACATAAGGCTCTCCGAACTTTTCAAGTTTCTTGAAGATTACAGACTTACCGTCACTTCTATAAGTTCCACTACATTTATCAAGGTCACAATTACCTATGATCTTAAAAGAACATAATCCACAACCAGTCTCACAATCATATTGTTTTGGCTGCTCTACGCACTGATACCACTCACCGTTGTACTCAAATATTTCTCCTACTTTTCTTCCATATCTTATCTGTTTTTTTTAATTTTTCAAATTCCATTATCTCTTTATCCCATAGTTTGGCCGCAAAATGCTCTAACTGGCAGCCTTTGGATTTTTCCCAACCGGGGCAAAGACATATATCATCGCACTCCATAAGTGCCTTTATATCGTTTCCCAGAAGTTCATGATAGGGTTTGTCCAAATCGGGGTTAACACCGAAGTCTATCGGTGTGACGACATGGTAGCCTTCCCTTTCGAGTACTCCCGAAACGTATAGTATTTCACTTTCAACTTCATCGAAGTCCCTGCCGGTGATGGGTAGGGAGATGTAGATTTTCTTTTTACTCATTTTCAATGATTGTTTCATAATATACTTTTCCTGTACCTCCGCATTGAGGGCAAATGTCTTTCGTTTCCGGGGTTATGACTTGTAATAGAAATCCTATACCGGCAGTGAAGACAATCCCGTCCATATCGTAGACCCTGCCTTCTCCTTTGCACTTTGGGCATATGGTCTCCCTTGTGATTATACGCTTCATTTAATTAATCCCATTTAACAATATTATTTGTCATATTTCATTTTAAATCGAATATCTTGCTTGAATCCCTAATAGAATCGGTAGGCATCTTAGCACTCAATTGCTTCATAAATTCAGCAAAATCCATTGCCCGATTCCAACTACTCCATCTATGAGTAATCTCTACCAGTTCAAAAGCATTTAGCAATACCAATTTTTCATTTTTCTTTTTCAAGTCATTTACAGCGTCCCGTATTCGATTATAAAGATCTCCATATCCTCTACCGGTCCATACGGCTGTATTTCTTGGCTTGTATAGTTCATCAACCTTTCGTTCAATATATTTATAATTAACTGTATATGAAGGAAGTTTGTCTTCCTGAATCGCATTATACACATCAATTTCTACCGGTCCATATGGCATAGCATAGAAATTATCGAATATATCCAGAAGATCACTCCCTCCTTGTTCCTTAGGAGCAGCAGCCAAAAACAGCAGTTTCATGGCTTTAAGTTTAGGAAACGGCTCGTTTTTTAATTCTTCATGAGAATCCCGCCACTCCTCAAAAAGTTGGAGCATGTAATCAAATGCCTCTATTTTATCTATTCCCATTTCTTTACCAGTTCGAAATCATAAACAAAGCACCACGGATTACTTTCCCATGTGCCTTTACCGCTTATCTTGTCAATAAGAGAGGCGTAGGCTTCACGGGGTGTATCAAATAATTTTCCCGTTGAACACCAAGAAAAACCCTCTTGCTCATAGTAATTAATCCCCTCTGACATACAATCAATATCAGATATATCCCGCAACCTCTCCACGCTTACAGCTGTTATCCTTATTCTGTGAGGCATTAGCTCCGGCTTCACATACCTTTTATTCGTCCAGCCTGCACCGTTTGGGAATAAATTAGGATTGCACTCATCATTGTAAAAGGAATTGTAGCTTTGAGCGACGGCTACGATTTCACCTACTTTATAAGGGAGTCGGAATATGCTACCACCTTCCAGCTTTGCTCCATAACCACAGAACTCACAATAAACACTACCATCTTCGTTGACAACCAAACTCATGGGTTTGTCCTTCCAATATGCTGATTTATACCAACGATGTACCGTAGAACAGTCCTCCGGTTGTGGATTCATTATCCGCCTTGTCTGAGTTTTTATACCTTCAAGTACGGCTTGTGTGAGTCTGTATTTATCATTGAACATTATTTTCTTCATATTTCAATCGCCATTAATTAAATCCAAATTATAAATACATAATCGCTATTAACTGTACGATTTATATCATTAGTCTCATAAAGCGAAGCTACTTTAATAAGTTTTGACTTATCTTCCACTTTTTCAAGTTCGTCAATCAATTCTTGTACTGTCATATTCTTTTCTTTATCGGTTTGTATTCGTCTGTCTCATCATCGTATTCATAGCAGTCTGGGCAGTATAGCTTGTCATCAATAATTTCCCAGTCCATATAAAGAGCATCTTCTATCGCTAGACTTTCTTCTGGCCATGCATAATAATCTTCATTGCTACAATCCTTACCACAATTGTCGCACACGGCTTGGTACATTTCTACTTTCCGTATCATAAATTCCTCCTTGCTTTTCCATTATTATTTCTGTTTATTACCAATTTTTTTCCCTTTTCTTTCATGGATTATCTATTTTAATCATCTAACTATCTTTTTTTATATACATAAATTTAATATCAGACTTTTCTCTCATTTTTTTTATTTCTTCGATAATAACTTTTCTAATAAACCAGTATCCACCTGTAAGAAAATAATTTAAACCGCTTACTATTTCTGACTCATACCTCGTTCCTTTATAGATAACTCTATAATATCCACTCCATCCACCATCATGATATTCAAAATTTTGTAAAATATCATTCCTTAATCTTTGCAATAATTTAATCTTCATATCTTATTCCTCCTTTATAATTTCTTTCATGAAACAAATCCAGTGTGTATTAGAACGTTTGCCGGATATATGCCCGAATATTGGTTTTTCAGGTGTGAGTTTGAGAACTTCCGACACTTTGATGTCGGTCTCGTTCCATTTGAAAATCAAAAATCCTCCGGGTTTCAGGACTCGAAAACATTCTTTAAATCCCTTTGCCAGCATATCACGCCAATCTGAATACAGAGCTCCGTATTTAATTTGTTGGTAGCCTGTTGGCGATGCTTTTTCGTTCAAACGTCCGTACATATCTGCCATCTTTGACTTTCCAGCATTCCTTAATAAGTGAGGCGGATCGAAAACTACCATCGAAAAAGATTTATCCTCATATGGCATATTTGTAAAGTCGGCTTGTATGTCGGGATTTACTTCAAATGATCTACCATCGCATAAATGAGTAGAGACCTTTCGAATGTCTTGAAAAAGAACTCTTTCGTCATGTTTGTCGAAGTAGAACATCTTTCCCCCACAACAGGCATCTAATATCGTTTTTCTCATTGCTCTCCTCCTTTCATAAGTTCTATTTCTCCCATATCTGTATGATTTTTATAATTTATTGAAATAAACTGACTTGTATTCTTTTCAAGACCTTTTCATTTGCGTCGTTATAAAATTGCTTGTTGACCTCGAAACCATATGCCTTTCTTCCCAATGAGGCCGCCGCATACAGGGTTGTGCCGCTTCCTGCGCACGGGTCGATGACAACATCGCCCTTGTCCGTGAATATCTCTATCAACCGTTTGAGAAGTGGGACAGGTTTCTGGCAAGGGTGGCATTTGGGCGTGGTGTTGTCCCTCACCCAGTCGAAGCAGTTGAAAATCATTCTCCCGTTGTTGTTGAATTTGGGCAACTTGTCCCGATAAAGGATAAGACCGTATTCGCAGTTGCCGACGACCTTCATGTTTGCTTTCAATACTTGCGCCGAGAAGTCCTTGCGGAAAACCAGCGGTATATAGTGATTTAACCCGTATTTGCGGCCTAACTCTATGAATTTGAACTGCTGTTCGTACTCGCAGAACAGTATCATGCAGGGGGACTTGCCGGCTTCTTTCGGTTCTTTCACGAGCATTTTGGAACAGAAGTGCATGAACTCTGCCGGACGGAACTCGCTGTCGGACGAGAAGAATTGTTTGCCTGCCAATGCGCTCTCGCCGTTCTTGTTGTCTCCGTCGATATACCATGCGGGGTTGCTGGCGTAGGCGTTATTCGCCAAATTATACGGCACATCTGCTATAATCAGCTGCGCTTTTGGCAGCCCATAGACTTTATAATTCTGGAACGAATCGTTGTAAAGCTCTATGTCTTTCATACTTAACTTTCCTTTTTGCTGTATTTGTCGATAATTTCTTGAATCTGATCGGGTGTCGCTTTCTCCTTTTCACGTAGCTCTCTCTCCCTTTCCTTTTCCTCCTGCCTTTTCTTGTCCTCATAGAACCGCAATAGTTTCTCTCTGTCGGCTCTGAACTCTCGAAGAGACCTTGTTATCACCATAGGGTCGAAAACTCCGTAGAACGTTCCGTAAAGACCTTGCTTGAACCGCTGGAAGAATACCATGAACTCGGTAAGTTTGAAATCGCCATAGCCGGAGATGATGATACGGGCTATCTCCTCGTATTCCTTTTCAGTCATTCCGTCCTTGCGGACTCCCGAAAACTCGGCGAGGTCGAGAAGCTGTATTTCCAGCCACGACTCGGCGATGTGACTGCCGAACGTCCTCGATACACGGGCTATGCTCGGAGCCTTGCCGATAAAGCATCGTTCGAGACTCTGGCAATAGCGGCCTTGATTGTCGGGGCTAAAAAGGCAGAGCAGATTCTCCCCCGTCTTGTAGGTTGCCAGTATCTCCCGTTGCCAGCTTGGTGGCGATGGCTTTTGCAAACTCTGCAACTCGCTCCTGTTTGGTCTTTCCGGTAGCAGCTCTTCTATTTTTTTCATACTTTTTCTCGTTGTTTGCCCATGTGGCGAGCCGCTTGGAGAGCTCCCATGTGGGCTGTTTCTCGAATCTCATTTTCGTTTGGGAGGCGTTCATCTCCGACCAATAGTCGAAGAATGCCCGAAGCATTTCTTTCCCGTACTTGTCGGCATAAGGGATAAGGGAATGATAAAAGGCTTCTTTCCTTTCGTGCGTGGCGGCGGACGCCGCTTTTTTCTTTATACTCTCGTTAGAGAGTATTTCTTTTTTTTCTTTTTCTTTTATTTTCTTTTGTGGTATTTTCTCAGAGTTTATGGGCATTTCTTCGGAAGAAATAGTCATTTCCTCGGAGGAAATATGTTTTTCCTCGGAAGAAATAAGGGAATATTCGACAAAATCGCATTTCCGATTGATCTGTTTGCAAATGTCCCTGTATCGTTCCTGTATTCCTTTCGATGACAACACATGTTCCATTTCAAATAATTCTTTGGAAAATAACCCCAGTGCCAGACAGCTCTTAATCACTTCTGATATATATGCCTCTTCAAACCCGGTCTGTTCCGAAATAATGAAGGGCAACTCTTCGTCCCACATCATGTAGTACCCACCCTTGTAGATAAGACATAGCAGGAGAGCATATACCGTCATAGCTTTACCGCCTTGATACTTGATTAACTTTCGTATTCTTATATCTTGAAATGTGTCTATGTCAAAAGGAAAATAGTCCAATCCCATTTTTCTATTTCGTCCCATGTATATTTAGTTCCTATTTTCTTTTTATAAACTCATGAATTTTACTCATAATATGACAATTTCCACTGACGTGAAACGGTTGGGAAACTGTAAGATTGTGCTCATAATTATTCTTATTTATTACATGGTAAATTTAATATATTATTTACTTTTTGACAAATATAAATATCTGTAAATCAAATGATTAAACATTTTTTTTAATTTGTGGTTTCAGTAATTGAAAATGCCCATCCGTTCAGGGTCTTGTGCTTGTCAATCTCACCGGTTTTGCATAACTCGTTTATCTCAGATTTGAGTGATCGTATAACCACCGACTGTATTTCGGTAAAGCTCGCTATGGAGGGCTCCTTGTTATTCTTTTTCTTTTCCTCGACTATCGAGGCGATGATGTTCTTGATGTCTATCATACGGCTTGTTTCTGTTGTTTTTCACGCAAGAATTTGTTGATGAAGTAGATTTGACCTTTACCGGTTACCTTCGTAGTGGTCGTTACCAGTATTGTGCCGTCGGGCTTGTTGATGATCGTTTTCTTTATCTCGAAGAGATTCATCTCCATAGCCCGTTGGGTAGGTAGGTTGTAATTCTCGCCGGTCTTACAGAGGTAGCCCTCATCTCTCAATAATTGGAACAATCTGTTTTGCCCTATCTTGATTCCGTTTTGATTGAGGATTTTTGCCAGCTCTCCAATGAGGCAGGAGCGTTGCGATGTCTCCACCGCCTCGGCAAACAGGACTTTGGGGCGGTTGGCTTCTATCATCTTCTGCTGTTCCTCTATTCGGGCTTGTTGTTCGGCGGCCAACAGGAGGGCTTCACGGAAAGAGCCGGGGACATTGTAACCACCGCTTTTGATTGTCTCCTCCATTTGATTGAAGGCGTTGATGTATTCGAGTTTGAATTTGAGAGCCTTTTCGCCGGTGAATCCCATAGCCAGCAAGGTGAAGCCGTCTCGGTTCATGACATACATAGGGGCTTTGCGTACTGCTCCTGTACCGTTGTTTAAAGGCACATCGTACTCAACCAATGCGAACATTTTTGCAAGTTGTTGATTATCAGTTTGCAGGGATTTTTCCTTTCTAACTAATAAATTTTGAATTGCTTCTAAAACATACGAATGTCTCTTTTCAAATTTCTCAGCAATTAAAAGACTGTTAGTTAACACTTGGCCGTTATGGCCTTTGAATACAAGATTGTTCATGGTGTCTATCATTTGTTTATTTTAGATTCTCATTTCAATCGAAAAGTGTTTTTGGCTTTTCATCGGGAAGAAACAGACCATTTACAGCTAATACCTTTCTCATCGCTTCTCGATAAGTAACGCCGTTATTCGTATAGTTCATGAAGTGATTGTACATCTTAGGGTACAACTCATAGCAAAGTTGAAGCCTGTTATCGTCTTTGAATTGGCAACCATATCCGCAGAACATACAACCGGTTCGTTTTGCCCCTTTATGGTATATATCTGCAATTTTCAATCCCCTCTCTCTTATGTATGCCCAAATGTCATCTTCAAGCCAAATTGATAGAGGCTTTGAATTGGTTGTATCGTCAAATTGATTACAACCACCAGCTTGTAAGTATTTCATCTGACGCTGAATGCTTTCAGATGCCATTTCTCCGCTTATTGGAAACAACCCGCTTGTTATATGATATTCATGAAATGGCTTTTTCTTTAATTGATTACAGCATTTTTCGCTTACATCAAACTTTTCGTCAATCAAAAACATCCATTTCTTCGCCAACTTAAATATACTATGACGTTTTACTACAAAATTTTCAAAAACTTTGCCGTCTGGTTTTTTTCTCACCTTACCTATTATAGCAGATGTTGATTTACTGATAAGTGGGAATCCGTATTTTTCAAATACCTGTGCTGGCTTTAATGTTGGATATATAATTTCAATGTCATATCCTTCTGTGTTTTTAAGCTCTCGGACGAACCTTACTATATCGGGATATTCATTGCCCGTATTGCAGAAAACAGCCTTTATATCGGGTTTGACGATACGGCATAAATCAAGTAACACGGTACTGTCCTTTCCGCCACTGAACCCAACGTAAACCTGACCGTTTAGACGTGATACGAATTGGTCTATCACACCGAGGCTGTGGTCTATCTTTTGGCGCAGGGTCCAGCTTTGTCGCTCTCTTAATTCTTTCAAGTCCATATCACTTATTAAAGTTTGATTCAACGACTTTGTATTTAATGGGCAATCCGGAGCAGGTGATAGCGAGCAGGGCAGAGTCCCTTTCTTCTTGGTTACTGCGGGGTATGTTAAACTCTATCCCGCTCATCTGGCACAACCGCTTCAATTCTTCATGGGTGATCTTGCCGTCTTTCCCTTGCCAGCACTTGCGCAATGGGGATTGCTCCATGACTTGTATTCCGTAATGCCTCAGCATTTCGACTATCTTGCGACCGGTCTCTTGGTTGCGACCTACATGCTCGCCTTTCTTGGCTGCGCTCGCCCGTGTGTCTTTCGGTGACAAATGCCAGTTTGATTTGTTCTTCCAACCTGCCTCGACATATACCGCCACTCGTTCATCGTTTTTCTTGCAGTGCTCATGAAGTTTTTTTATGCCCTCTACCAACAAGGGGAATGGGCAAACACTCATCTCCATTTTCATTTTCCTTGTGTCCAATACGGAGTAGCCGCTGCGCTCAACGTCGGGGTCTATCCCTATCACTACATCGTATTTTATTTTTCTGTTGTATGTGGCCTGTTCTTCCATTATATTGTATCTTTCTCTTTTTGTTCGGCAGGCGGGACTCGAACCCGCATGATAGGAGTTTTTCTAAGACTTTCACTTAGTAGTTTTAATTTGTGAGGTTGCGCTCACCGTGCGATACTTTCGTATGCCTAAACTCGGAGGAGAATTGTCAAGCGGTAATTTTTATTTTACGGCTACGCCTCTACAAGCTGTGCCATTGCCAACCTATCTATAAGAGCTACACTTTATCGTATACCAATTCCGACACTGCCGATACCACCTAAAACACTTATGGCTAATTTCTCCCCGCAGTTCCTTTCTCCGTATGGTGCTCGACCACGTACCCGGCTCGGCTTGCGGGGAATGTCTCACATTATGCTCCTATATCAGGTCTATGATTTTGGTTTTCACAATTCCGTCCAACCGCATATCGTTAAGGCCTTGTCTCATGTGTTCTTGCATAAGGCGGTTGGCTTCGGTGATGTCTTTGGCGCAAACGAGGTTGTAGTACTTCGTTTCCTTTTCATTGCCGTTGTCATCGATGAATATGTCTATCAACGTGGCCTTGTAGAAAGGCTTGCCTTCTTCCTTCTCGTTGACTATCTCGACAACATTCGAGCGGGTGATAGAGAATACATCGCAATTTCCGTTGTACTGTTCAAGTCCTTTTTTCTCGGCCTCGGCGAACAGTACTACATCGGTGATGAAGTGTTCGATGACTTCTTTCATCTCTCCTTTGCTGTTCTCTTTTTCTACTTTCAATTTGATTTCGTAAAACATAATGATTCGTATTTAATCTATATTGATTTTAGCATAATGATTCCGATACTATCGCTGTCTTTGCTTTTAACGAGCAAATATTTATTGCCTTCCGAAAGCTGCATATATGCGTACTCAAAATTGAATAGAGCTTTTTCGATCTTGGAGAAGAACGAAGGATCTATCCGTAACTTTGTGATTCCTTCTGTGCTCTCTTTTAGATGTTCTGAAATTACATTCTCCATTTCAGGGTATTTATAGACTTCGGAGAATGGGTATATAACTTTTTGATTGTCACACAATATACATTCAAACCCCATGTCCGTAACTTGTACCATATCGTAAGAGAGGATAGACTTGTAGGCTTTTGAGCCTATAAACTTACCATCGAGCTTTTCTATTTCTTCATCGGTGAATGTGGAACATTCGGATAACTTGTTTTTTACCAAGATATGTGTATCGCATGCATAAGCGTAACCATCTTTAAAATGGATATATGAAAATACAGTTCTGAAATAGTCGTTTCTGCTGCATGCCAAGTCCATTCTTAGGTCTTTGTTGAAATTATGTCTAGTCTTCATCGCTTTTATTCTTATCGGTTAAAAACTTCTTTGAACTTGGGATTCCCTGCCACATTCTTGCGGACATCACAATCGCTATTTAAGATCTCATTTTTGTACATTGTATTTCTTATTTAATTGTTTGACCTTATTTCTCATCAATCTTGCCAGCTCTTTATGCCGGTAGTCGTCGGACTTTTCCAACGCTTTTGCCGATCTTTCCAGCAGGCTGACGATTGACTGTATTTCATAGTCTTTCATGAATGGATTATTTCATTGACTAATTCATCGGCTTCGCATATCCTTTCGGCTATCTTCTTGAAGGTGTTATCATCTGGATATATCCTTCTGATAAACATGGAGGGCTTCTCGAACGGGTTATATACGATGAAATCGCACCAATCGGCTTCAATGCACATGAGTTCGGACATGATTTGGTAATAGTACTTAGGCTCCGTGGACAGGAGGGTATCGTTGTCCTTTATCTTGTGGAAGTATTTGGCATATGTGGCCGTTCCCACGCTTTTTATCTCGATTACCCCTTTTTCCCGCTTATTCTCATCGTAATAATATCCGTCGGGGCTGGCTGCGAAATGGGCGATGGTGGGGTGTTTGCACAGTCCTACCTCGACGACACGGCGACCTGTTTTCAACTCGTATAGTCTGCGTGCGTCGGGTTCCTGCTCTGCTCCCCATCGCATCTGTTTCGAGGATATGTCGGTTTGATAGAGGTAACTTTCGAAAACCTCGTCGTCCTCGAACAGCAGGGGATTGAGCATGCGCTCTCCTGCTACTTGGTAGATGTAGCTCATGGCGCATTCCCCGAACCCGTTTCCGCTTCGGTTCGCTTTCATCAGGTCGCCTATGCGGCTGCCCGTGAAACAGCCGAGGCGCTTCCTGTACCATTCAAGAGTCCTTTGCGCTTCCATCACTCAAACAGTCCTTGTCCGTTGACATTTTCAGATTCCGGTTGCTCGACTGCTTCGACGGCCATCTCCCTCAGACGTTCGGTCGCCGTATCGTTGTCGACATATTCGATTTCCACTTCGTCCACGCTGGTGTCTTGCTGTGTCAAATCTCCCTTTATCGTGGCTTGGTCGAAAGTGATAGCCCGTTGCATTTCTATCGATTTGGGAGCATATTTGGCGAGCAGAAGTTTTAAAACCGTCTTCCGTGCCATCGTGTCGAAGTCGTCTTTCCATACGCCGAACCCTTTCTTGTAGGATTGGGAATACTTCTTGGCATGCGCCTCGACTTCCCCTACTGTCATGTAGTGTGTTTTCTCGAACCCGTTCACAAGACGGAAATAGGCCATATAGCCGATGACCTTGTCGGAGGTCTTTGAATCCTCGTCGAAGATGTATTCGCCCGTGAATTTGTTCTTCTTGACGAGTTGTCCCTCATATACCACCTCGTCTATGAGAGAGGAGAATTGTCCGCTTCGAAGGCATAGCTCTATCAGTCCCTTGTACATGAGCTGGAATTGTGCTACTGTCGTCCTCAGCTTGGAGTCGTAATAGGGGACGATGGCCGAAAGACCCAAGTTGCTGTTGATGGGCAAGTCGAGCGTGGCGGCGATGACCGCCGAGTTGAGTATGCTTTGGGGTTCGGCCGTTTGGAGCATGGGGTTGCCGTTGACGGCGGAAATGACCGAGGAGATGAATCCGGGGGCTTTCTTCCCCAATATCTCGTTAAATCTTGTCTTGACAGAATCGCCGTTCAACAGGCTCTTCAATTGTGGTAATGTCGTTGTTGCCATTGTTGTTTTATTTTAAAGGGTTATGTTTCTTTTTATACACCGCATATCCTCCCGGACGGGCGGTGAATATGCTTGATTTATATGGAACTATAATTTATTTCCTCTTGCTTTGCGATCGCCCGGAGTATCGGATTTGTTCCCTCTATTGACGGATGCGGGTTTATATCTAAGGCCGTGCTTGGTATGACAAAGGTCTTTCCCAGCTCGGCTTTCTTTCCCATATCGCTTGTCGTGTTCCCGATTGGCTTTCGCCAGCTGCGCCCGTTTGCGTTTTTGCTCGGGACGGGCGTTTATTTTTTTGTCTGTCTCGGCTTTCTTCTCCCGGGCTTCGGGGTGTGTGCGATAATATTCTGTGGATTTTCCCATTGTGATAGTGATTTTGTTATAGTTTCTTATCGGTTTGTTGTTTACCACTTACATTTAATAGCTTTATTTACAACTACTCTATCATCTTCGTCTTTTGACAATTCTATCAACACATCGATTGAGGTGGCGGGGTTGTGCGCTACTGACATGCGGACTCTCCAATCTCTATCTTTTGCTAATTCTCTCAACACACCGGCGGGAGTGTTGGGATTCCCTGCCGCATTCTTGCGGACAACAGAGTTACCTGACTCTGCCAATTTCATGAGTACATCAGCGGGAGTGTTTGGGTTTTCTGCCACTTTTGCACGAACTTCCCAATCGCTATCCTTCGCCAGCTCTGTGAGCACATCGACGGAAGTACTGGGGTTTTCTGCCACACTAACGCGGACATACCAATTGATATCATTCGCTAATTCTGAGAGCACACCGACGGGCATATTAGGATTACATGCTGCATAACGGCGGACAACCCATTGGCTATCCTTCGCCAGCTCTGAGAGCACACCGGTGGGCGTGTTGGGATTCCTCGCCACAAGACAGCGAACAATATAGTCGCTATCCTTTGACAACTCCGTGAGCACATCGACGAGCATGTTGGGATTACATGCCGCATAACTGCGGATATACCAGTCTCTATCCTTCGCCAGCTCTGTGAGCACATCGACGGAAGTACTGGGGTTTTCTGCCACACTAACGCGGACATACCAATTGATATCATTCGCTAATTCTGAGAGCACACCGACGGGCATATTAGGATTACATGCTGCATAACGGCGGACAACCCATTGGCTATCCTTCGCCAGCTCTGAGAGCACACCGGTGGGCGTGTTGGGATTCCTCGCCACAAGACAGCGAACAATATAGTCGCTATCCTTTGACAACTCCGTGAGCACATCGACGAGCATGTTGGGATTACATGCCGCATAACTGCGGATATACCAGTCTCTATCCTTCGCCAGCTCTGTGAGCACATCGACGGAAGTACTGGGGTTTTCTGCCACACTAACGCGGACATCATAGTCGCTATTTAAAATTTCATTTTTGTCCATTGTATTTCCTATCTTTTTTTTGTTGCCCTGTAAGAGCTACCGAAGACAGTGCGAACAGGGATATGCTTATCACCAGTTGCCAAAGGTTGGCGTTGATGAGCGAAGCGACTACCCCGAATATCGAGGAAAGCATAAGCAGTATGGCGAGCAGGGTAAATAACTTGTAGAATATCATGACTGTTATATTTGGAAATTACCGTTAAACTCAAATTCTTCATTTCCACATTCGTCGAATACGGTTACCGTGTATTCCGTATCGATGTAGCCACTGTCGGAACGTGGCGTTAAATAGTCGCCGTTGTCCCACTCCTTGTGATTGTATGCGTCGTAATGAATGCGGACGTCGGCGTTTTTGTCGATCAAATCTACTTCATAGTTTATATCTCCGTCGAGATAATGACCGTCCATGTTTTCTCCTATATGGTCGTCAAGAAAACTTTCTACCTCGTCCTGTATGGTTTTTAGTTTCTGAATATCGGCTTTTACCATAGCGATAGCGGTTTTGTAGATGTCCGTGGCATCGCACATGAGGTCTTCCCGGTATCGACGCATGCTCTGCCAGTCTTTCGGGTCGCAATCTTCAAGGTAGGATTTTGCTATTTCTTCCTCGTTCATCGATAGTATCTTGTTGGCGACCTCGTAATTTTCTACCCCGCCTCCCAGATAAAATTCCTTACATTTCAATTTGTAAGGAGAGTTGTCGTATTGGTCGTTGAAATCTTCCCTTGCCTTGTCGTATCGTTTCTCGATTGTTGACCGTGGGATAATACAGGTTGTGTTCATGTTCACAGGTTTATTTAATTTCGTTCCCCTGCAACAGATGACTGTTTTCCAACCCGAATCCGACGGGCAGGGGAAATATAGGGTAATGGAAAGCTGTCTGAACTATTCTTGCCTAGAAAGGCAATCCCTTTCTCTCTCCATTTTTTGTTCGTTTCTATTTTATTGAACTTGGTGAAGCGTGCCCGGTTGCCGAATTGCCGGATATTACTTACACGTCACGACTTCGTTACTTCACCCCGACCCGTCGCAAGTCTCGGCGTTCCCGCTATTGCGACTCTCGGTGTTCTTCACGTACGCCAACATGTCAATGAGCTTTTTTGTGGGGAGGCGGGAATCGAACCCTTGCTCGCTCCGAAGAACCGATACCCAACATACTGGTTCTTTTATTCGGTTGCTCTACCTTTGAGCTACTCCCCTGCTTTTACATCATGGATTTCCAAACTCGTAGTATCTCGCTTCCCGGGTAGAATTTTCGACCATTACACCTCCTGTAACCGCATTTGATAATTCCACTCTTCGTGTAACGGAACAGTGTGCTCCTGTCGATGCCGAGTATCTTGCATGCCTCGTTGGTCGAGTATCGGCCGGAAAGCGAAACTTGGGGTTCTGTGGAGGTCATCATATCGTTTTTCTTTTTATTGTCGTTGTTCCCGCAGGCTAATTCGATTCAGCGGCTACACGCCTTTCTGCGGGATTTCATTACTTTTGTAGTACCAAACCAAATAGTAATGAGTTATACCATGTGGATTACTATAATTGTGCGGTTCTATTAGCTGGTTTATCCTACCATCTTGTGTGAGACGATTCCGCCCTTTTTAAGAGCAAGCTCCCTTATTCGTTCTGGTTGCTCTCCGTCCGTGCGAAAGTTTATCGCCCCGTAGACAGTACGGTCTGTACAACCTACCTCGGCGGCTATCTCCTTAATAATCTTTGATGGGATACTGATGTATTTTACTTTTCTCATTGCTTTTTTACATTTAATCGTTTATATTTGCACATTATGTTTTTTGTTTCAATCTTGAAATATGTTCGTTTCAATGATTACAGAGGCAAAGATATATATTTGTTTGTAAAATACAAACATTTTGTTTGTAAATAAAAAGTTAAATAAAGTTTATAATATGAATAACATTGACAATGAAAGATTTATATATCTTGTATCTTATTTGAAAGAGAATAGATACATACGAAATCAGCAAGATTTTACAGAACGTGTTAAATCCGATAAGTCTACTGTTTCACAAATTATGAATAATAAGATAACAATACCAAACAAAATGTTTGCAAACATATTAAATGCTTTCCCATTCATTTCTCTCGAATGGCTTATTACTGGCGAAGGCGAGATGTTAAAGAATTCGACTATATCGACGAGGGACAACCTGAATATATCTGGCGGAAATAAAGGTAATATACGTCAAGGAGATGTTAATAATAACATCTCTATATCATTGCCGGAAAAAGGTACTCAAAAAATTATTGACCCTGACGGGAAAGTCACAATAGAGAATACTAGTTCAGGCGTCCAAAATAACCTGAACGAAATAGACATGCTTAATCAAAGGATACAATACCTCGAAAGAATCGTTAGTGGACATGAGGCTACGATAAAGTCTCTTGAAACAACAATAAAATCCAAAGATGATTTAATATGTATTTTGAGGAGTTCATTAGATAAACAAGATTAGATGGTTAACAATCGCAATATACTAAATAATTTCTTAATATAAGAAAAACTAATATAATAGTAAAGTCATGAAAGAATTAATTAATAAAATACTTAGTGTGAACAATCAAAAATATATATCTTATTATTTGAACAATGATAAACACAATGAGCACAAAAGATAGGAGTGGCGGAGTTCCCCATAACAGTTCAGAAGACTCCCAATGTCACTTTTGAGGTGTCTCTGCAAGATGTTTTCGGGCTTTACAGAGTGCTGATGTGTATGTCGTTGAAATAAAAAGGATATGGTATATATAATAATATATTCAATAACTATACCGCTTTTGATTCTTGGATTCTATATAAACAATTATTTAGAAAAGAAGCCTTTTAAAGCAAGGGTTCCAGACGGAAAAGGTAGAGATATTAGTCTTGGAACATTCAACGCAATAGGAACAACATTTTGCGGGGAATATAGGGCGTATCCCATGTCAATAAACGGAAGTATGGAAATGACTTATGTGACATATGAATTTTTCTATTTGCTTATTCCTATATTGCCAATAGGGTGTTATCGTGTGTCACTAAAAGGGTTTGATTATTCAAACTATAAGAATAAAAAGACTACATACACGGTTCTTGGGTCTGAAAAATGGAATGTTCTCGAAGTTATTGTAGAATATATCGGTGGTATTACAACGAAAGTACTTTTATTAACTACACTATTTTTTTTGATAGATATATTGGATAAGTGCACAAGATAATTTCCTATTAAGCACCCTCTGTCTTTTGATAGATACATTAGAGATATGGTTGGACGAGTAATAAATACTTACTATACAAGGCTTGGCGTTAGCGAAAACGCCTCTTTGGAAGAAATAAAAAAAGCTTACCACAGGAAAGTTTTGGAAAATCATCCTGATAAACAGAATAACAGTATTGAAAGTAAAGAAGAGTTTATTAAAATACAGAAAGCTTATGAATGTTTATCTGATAAAACTCGCAGACAAAAATATGACGAGTCTTTGAGAGAGCTCCGAAATAAAGCTGATTTCATAAAAGAATATCTTCATAGTCGAGGCGTTTCTTTTGCTTGTTACTTTACTAAGGAAAATGTACGGTATGAACACCTTCGAGAACTGAAAGGATGGTATGACCCAACAGGGGATTATATTTTTATCATTCTGCCTAATTTTGCCTTTTTGAGTCAAGCCGAATCTATTGATGCTTTGGAACATTTGTTACATATAAGGTACATACATAAGGGCGAGGTACGACAAAATTCCGCAGATACAGATAATAAGGAAAAGAAAAATCATGGTTCTTTTAATTTATTACCAATAGTACTATCTATTATTGCTATTGCTTTCTTTTTGATTTTTGGTGGATTTTTTATCTATAATATTTCCAATGAAAATACAGACATAAAACAATTCACTCAATACAAAATATATTATGAAGAGAAACCAGCATCATTAGAAAAACTATATAATAAACTCGGGGAAAAAATCGGCGCAGCCCCGTATTCCGTCGAGGAATTCAAGAGATTAGCAGCCGACCCTGAATCGCTGGGGAGGTTCTACGACAGTTTAGAGAGAACCGGAAAATTGAAGATGGACATTTCCCGGGAGCATTTCATAGAACGTTATTTAAACGCCACAGACGCCATAAGGAACAAAAATGTAATATACCGTGTAAACGGAAATAGGTACAATATCCCTATCGACAAAATGCAAGATTTTGAGAGACGCTATCCTGAGTCAAAAGTAGAAATGTACGATGGTGAGGGTAAAAAGTATGCAATTC